ACTTGCAGTATCCTAATAAAAAACGTACCTTTGCACCGCAATTTAAGGATGGTTCGGTAGCTCAGCTGGATAGAGCAACAGCCTTCTAAGCTGTGGGTCTTGGGTTCGAATCCCAACCGAATCACGATGTATGTAAAATTGGGGATTTAAAAATCCCCTTTTTCGTACTGTATAACAAGGAAAATACTAATACTCAGCATGTTTCACATCGGATTAACATAATGTTTAATCTGGACAAGAAAAGCCATAAAAAGCCCATATACGACCAAATGTGGTACATTGTGGTACATTCTTGCTAAAAAATGTGGTACACAAATGAGTAACAAAATGCCAACCGTTCGCTTTATATTCAATAGGCGGAAAACAGCTTCTACAGTAACAACTGCAAATGTAGAACTGGAGATTTATTTCAATCGCAACAAACGTGTAAGGATAAACACCGGTGTAAGTATATACATTGGTGAATGGTCGGATGAATTCTATGTAGTAAAACGGAAGGATTCTACGGAACTTAATACGCGCCTTGCTGAAGTATATAACGAGCAAATGAAAGCTTTTGCGGATATAAGTTCATCCGGGAAAGAAATAAATGCGAAGAATTATGAAATTCATAAGGAAAAGAATAATCCTGATCAACCAAAGTCCTTTCTGGAATATATGAGCAATCGCATAAAAGAGAAAAAGTTGAGATATGACACCAAGAGACAGCATTTGGTCGCTCTTGCTGCCCTAAGGCGATTCGGGCGTATAGATTCATTTTGTTCTTTAAATAGCCAGAATATTGAAGCTTTTGACATGTTTTTAAGAGCGGAAAATAGTGATCGCATGCAAACTACTCTACATGGATATCATCGCCGGATAAAACCCTATGTAACGGAGGCATTTAAACTTGGATATATTGAAGAGAACCCTTATTTGAAATTCAAAGATGTTGCCGGAAAGTCTAAAGATAGAAAGCCTCTTACCTTTGCAGAACTTAATAAACTTCGTTCGGTTGATCTTCCTAAAAAACTATCTCGTGTAAGAGACCTGTTTGTTTTCTGTTGTTACACAGGACTTGCTTATGCTGATATGAATATGTTCGACTATGAGCGTGATATACAAGAGAATAATGGATTATTTTATATCCATGGAGAAAGGGTAAAGACGGGTACCTCTTTTTTTACTCCATTATTACCTCCAGCTTTAAAAGTTCTAAAAAAATACAATTATAAACTGCCATCGATGTCTGTGCAGAAATACAACGACTATCTACACGTTATAGAGACTAAGTTGGACCTTAAAAAACCATTAACAAGTCATATAGCCAGGCATACTTATGCAACAACGGTCTGTCTTGCCAATGGAATACCTATTGAAGTGGTAAGCCGGATGCTTGGGCATAAACATGTAGCCACAACGGAAATATATGCAAAGATAATGAATACAACCGTGGAAAGTTATTCGGATAAACTAAATAGCATCATTAAATAGAATCATTCTAAATTTAATGCACACGAAATGACACGAACTGACACGAACTGACAAATAGCCGTTTTTGCAATTACATGAATTTCAGTACATTGTATTTGATTATAATGATGCATATCTTTGTTCCGTAACAAGTTAGCGGTTACCAAAATAGGCATTTCGCTGAGTCGTCAGCATTGCAATAATTTCAAAAACCGTAGCAGAGCTAACCTGTTGCGGTTTTTATTTTTATGCGCAATGAAGAATCAAGAAGTCATTAACATCCCTATCCGGCTTAAAAGAGCCTACCAAGCAGACAAAGCATCAAAAGAGGTCTTTGCCTTTGCCGTATGGATAAAATTGACCTACGGAGATTCAACTCTAAGATACCATTCCATTACGAACATTCAGAAAGAACTTAATATTGGATTTCAGAAAGCAAAGAGACTATTGTCTTGCGCATCTGAATATCCAGAACTGTTTTCCGTAGCCGGGAACAAAATAACCGTTAAATCATTCAAAGATAAGACGGAGAAATACAACAGGAAAGGACAGGTTTACCATTCTGACTACTGTCAGAAGATTGAAGTTAGGAAATATTCATTTAAAGAGCTATACGATTTATTATATAAGACCGGAGCAATCCAAGGACTTATTGCCGGAAAGGAACGAAGATCGATTTACAAGTATATAGAAATACAAAGCGGTGTGGAGTTGACTCAACGGCAGATTTCCAATGCAACGGGATATTCGAGAGGTTATGTGTCTAAGCTGACAAAGAAGATGGCTAATAGCGGAGTAATACGCAAATACCCATCTTGTTTCCGTCTGGCCATGAATGTGGTAAATGAAGAGACCGTTTCCAAGTTTAAAAAAAGAACGGGAAGGACTAATTTTATAGTTAATCCTCATGACGGGAGTGCTTGGTATATTATGGCATGTAGATATTCTACCAATGACAGGAAATCAGCAGATAGTTTCAAGCATGTAATTTATGACCAATGGAACCGAATAACTAAATTACCCGGTAAAATTGCGGGAGAATATAACCAGTTTACAGGAGTTGGAGGTGCTTATGAATAATTTTTTTGCCCACTTCTATTTGGAACACATATATTATTTCTCGTATATATATCTTGTTCAGAGATTATATACTTCACATGCGTAGGCGTGATTATTATTATAAATTATAGCTATGAATAAATATATCGCATATACTGATGGTTCGGCTAATAATAAAAGCATAGATCGTTTTGGAGGATCCGCCTATATTATTATTCAGAACGGAGAAGTAATTCACCGCGCATCGAAAGGATTCAAGGGGGTAACAAATAATGAAATGGAACTTATGGCAATAATTTCGGCGGTTTACTTTTTACCTGATGGTGCTGAACTGACTGTTTACACTGATTCACGATACGCAATAACCGTTTTTTCAAATCGAGCGAAGAGATATAACATAAACATGAATCTTATAAGCAAATACCGTCTTTATTCAGCTAAACTCAAATCTATAAAATTCGTATGGGTAAAAGGGCATAACGGGGATAAGTACAATGAGATGGTTGACCGGATGGCACGCGGGGAATACAATAAAATGTCGGTAACGGCTATTTAATATTAGATGTTAAAAAATACATTTCAAGCAGTGACGCAAAAGCTATCGTGATTATAATTTATTAACATATAAAAAAGTCCCACCAAATGGCATAGCATATAAAACTATAGTGGTTTTAATGTAGTTTTACTCTTCTGCAAGCTCTTTTAGGTCTTCCTCTACTTCATCCTCTTTCTTCACGGTTGCATTCAAGTCGACAGACTGGAGCGTTGGTACAGAGAATTTAATGAGGTCCGTATACAGCTTCACCTTATCCTTGTCTTCTAGTTTTGTCCAAGCTTTCATAGCGTCTTCAAAATTATCCTCTAGAAAAATGGATATTCTTTCCCGCAGATCTTTCGTCGTTTTATTTGGGGTTCCTTTCTTCCTTCCGCCATACCGGGGCAGCCCTTTCGGCCTTCCTACTTTACCATTTGCCATACAATCATCAACTTTTATCGTTTTCGTACAAAAGTAACTTGTGATCTTTGCTTTATAACGATAAAAATAGGAATATGGGACTTCTTGGAGGTATTATAGGTGGAGGTTTATCTGCGGCGGCTGGTATTGTAGGTGGTATAGCGGCGTCTAATGCAGCTAAACAGAATGCAAAGATATTAAACGCACAACAACAGCGTTCTCAAAATTGGTATGATCAGCAATATAATTCTGATTATACACAGAGAGCAGATGCACAAGCATCACTTAATGCCGCAAGATCACTGCTTGCTGACAGGTATAACAAAGTTCAAGGCGCTTCCGCTGTAAGTGGAGCGACGGATGAAAGTGTTGCACTTCAAAAAGAATCGGCAAATAACACTTTAGCTGATATTACTACGAACATCTCCCAAAACGCGGACGCCTACAAAGACCAAGTTCGTCAGAATTATGTAAATGAGCAAAATTCTGTTGATGCTCAAAAGATGGGAGTTAATAATCAAAAGGCTCAAGCTATATCGCAGGCTGCATCTGGAGTAGCACAGGCTGGTCAATCTTTAGGAGGAGTATTGTAATGGCAAGAATAGGTGCAATCAATGCGTATAATCAGGATCCGCAAATAGCTAATCCTAAGATAGATCCTAAAACGGTACCACTACAAACTACTGTTGCTTCTCCGTCTTCCTTGGTAGATAGCTCAGCTAATAATACTATACAGTACAATAATGCACAGCAATTGCATGATGCTGTTGTGCCTACGGTTAGGAGTGAAAAAATACAGGGAATGTCCGAGGATCAAGCAATAAAGCAGGGAAATGTATCTCCAAAAGAATACTGGACCGAACAGTTGAAAAAGGATCCTACCAATTCTTACGCTATCATAGCAAATCAATTGGCTTCAACCGAAACCCCTGACGAGCAGAAGAAAAGAGAAAGGTCAGAGCGTCTTGGTCAAGTATTCTCAAACTTGGGAAACGTAATAGGAAATGCTGCTAATCTATATTATACCACTAAGGGAGCACCATCTATTGACTTGAATTCTTCTGCGCAGTACGAAAACCAACGTATGCAGCAAATTAAGGATAAACGTGATGCACTACAAAGGCAAAAAGATGCAATTTTACTTAATGCACGTACGGGTGAAATATCATACGATCGCAGTCTTCAAGCAGCTAGACAACAACTCGCTGCAAAGCAGGCGGAAAAAGAAGCTGATCGGGCTTATGACTTTAACAAGTTTGGTATACAAATGCAATATAATGTGGATAAGGATAATCAAGATAGAAACATAAAGAAAGAAGATCTTGCAGAGAAAAAAAGAAGCAATAAGGTTAGAGAGGGAATAGAAGGTTATAACGCTAGTATAGGAAAATATAACGCTGATACAAATAGAATGAGAGCATCTATAGCTCAATCAGAATTGCAATCAAAATCGGATAACAAGAATGATTATCTTCCGTTAGGAGAAAATTTAGTTCCTATTCCTAAGGCTCAGTCTAAAGCATTGTACGCGAAGTTATACCAAACGATGAAGCGCGATCCACAAATACAGGGGGATGCGTTGGAAAATGTACAGTTGCAATTCGGAGAGGGTGGAGATCAGGATATGAAGATGATGAATATTGTACGTCGTAGGTTGAACGATTCCCCTGCAGCGGTAGAAGCTCTTCAAAATTATCTTGGAGTTCCGTCGCCATCAAGAACACGATCTTTTACGCCGGAAGTTAGCGCTCCGTGGATTAAATCTTCAACAAGTAAAGCCCCTTGGGTACAATAATATGGATGATAACAAAAAATGGATATATGACTCTCTGAAAGGCAAGGGAGTTGATCTTGGTAGTTATGATGATTATACTAAGGCTTTAGGATCGGAAGATTCTCGTAAGTGGGTGTATGACACCGCTAAAAACAGCGGAGTGGACCTTGGGACTTATGATGATTATAACAAGGCTATTGGTGTAGCCTCTAATCCTGCTCCAAAAACTGTTACTCCTAAATCGGATTATGTAACAGGATCAGGAAAGGATACCCAAATATTCGGAGTGCCATACGAAACGTACAAGCATTTATCTCCTGAATCCCAATCGTATTATTATCAACAGGCTATTAATAAGAAAAAGGATGATGAAACTAAAAAAATAGACGAGGCTTCGCAGTCTCTTCGTGGAAATATAGCAGAACAAAGGACGAAGGAGGATCAAAGCAGACCTAATGGAATTGTAGATAAATTTTCACGTCTTCTTGGTGGAGGATATCCTGGTAATGTCTCTACTATTCGCCCAACAGATAGTGATGATGTTATAGCGGCTGAGAATACTCTTAATGAGCTTCAAAATTACAGAGAAGCTCACGAGGATGATGAAAAAGGAGTCGGAGAAATACAGAAAGGAATTAATGAAGCTGGTAGACGTTTACCGGAAACGTTGTCTTCTATCGGTACTTTCGGGTTGAGCCGCCTTGCTAATGGAATACAAAAGGCTAGATTGTCGGGGAGTGAAGACAATGAATTAACCAAACAAGCTAGTGAACTATATAATAGATATACTGAGTTAAATAATCTTGATGAATCTTGTGGTAGGGATATAGCATCTGGTGCATTGCAGTCTGCTGAATATGTTTCCGGGTTCGCGATGGGAGGAGCATTGACAAAAGGAGCAACGGAAGGACTTGGCAAGATAATAGCTTCTAGGCTTGGAGGTAATTTGTCCGCTAAGGCAATAGGTGGAGCTGCAGAGGTTATCGGTAATGAGATTGCTCGCACTACTGTTATGCCGTCTACATATAGTACAGCTGTAGATATAATGAATCAGACCGGAGCCGGTTTCCCGGATGCATGGGGAAAGGCTTTCACGCAAGGTGTGATTGAAAACTTTAGTGAAGGAGCTGGGGAATTTATTCCCGGTATAGGAATAGCCAATAAAACTAAAATAGGACGTTATTTTTTGGATAAAACTAAAGGATTTAGGCATATTTCCGGTATTCAAGGTTTTCCACAGGAGTTCACAGAAGAGCAAATAGCTACTGTACTTCATTCTATTGCCGGGGACGGACAGGGAAAGTGGTCTGATCTTATAGATCCCCGAAATCAGTTAATGACAGCCGGTGTTCTTGCAGTTATGCAGGTTCCGCACGTATCTATTGCGTCAGGTAGTTATGTGGCTGGTAAAGTTGGTAATAAGGTGCAGAATTATTCGATTAATAAAGCTTACAATAAGAATCTTGTTAATCTTCAGGAACAGTTCGGGGGAAATGAATCGGCTGATTCCGGTGAAATAGTTGATTTTGTAAATAAATCCATTGATAATGCGCGTAGCGGTAAAGATATGGACGCATTGCTTGATTATGTTGCAAGCGATGAGAACTTAACAGACAACCAGCGTGATGCGATAGCAAAGTATGCAGAAGCTTATAACGCCAAGGCTGCAAATAATAAAGGTAAGACAGACGCTGTGTCGGAAAAAATAAATGCGGATACAGAAGATATCAAAGCTAATTCTGATCCTTCTACTTGGATATATACAGAGGCAAATAGATTGGTACCTAATGAAGTGGGAGAGTTTGTTCCTGTTCCCGGTTATATAGTTGGACATATTGGAGATACTCCACTTTGGAAACCTGAAGGTAGTGGTCCGGATGTACAAGCCGTTCCGCTTAAACCGCACGAAATACAGAATGTACAATCTATGCCAACTCAGGATGTTATAGATGCAAGTTCACGTATGATACAGGATCAAGCAAAGGCTGATGACGATTTTGAGTCTAAATATGATCCGCAAATTCAACCTCCTGTAATCGGTTCATCCTTCGTATCTGGAAATTCTCAATATGAGATTGTACAGCAAAATCCTAATGGTGGATGGATAGCTAATATGACTACGATTGATGAGAAAGGGAAATCGCAAACGCAAGTGGTTGAAATCACTAATGATGACTATTACAACGCAAAACAGCAGGAGTTAGATGCAAAAGAAAATAGCAATTTGTCAGATTTACAGCAAGGAAATGAGGATGCACCAGAAAGCGAACAAAGCAATGTGTTACAAAACAATGGCGATACGGATCAAAAAGATAATACACCGGAAATTGCCACGCAACAGGAGCAACAAGCTGTTTCATCTCCACAAGTAATATATAAGAAAGACGAAAAAGGGAACGATACGGATGAGATAAATTATGAAGCTATGCCGGTTGAAAATACAATCAATCATCTTAATTCTATTACAGGAAATGATGAAGCAACCGCTAAGTCAATAGAGAAAACATATAGTAAGGCTAACAGTACGTATGAATCAGCTCAGAAAGCTCTGGATAAGATTGAAAGCGAAGGTGTGGATTATACGGACCGAAAAGAAGTTGCTGCTTATCAAAAAGCAAAAGATGCTGTTATGTCTGCTAAAAATAGAGTCAATTACTGGACCAACGTAAAAGATGAAGTACAAGCTTCTCGTGTTCAACCCGGGGATAAAACAGCCGAAGCGATTCGGACTATGGGTGATCCGGTCAGCGGTGAAGAACTTGCAGCGTCAATGCTAGGCAATGGCAATCTTCCTATTCTGTTCTCAGACTATAAAAAAGAAACAGGATACAGCAATAGTGAAGGGCGTAAAATGGTAGGACTGTTTGCAAACAAGGCGAACGGTGGAATGAGCGTTCAAGAAGCCGGAGAGAAGTTGATGCTTGCCGATCAAGAGAATGGGACTAATTTCTTTGATCAGAATGATCCCAATGCCGGACGTAATGCTATCCTTGATGTTTTGTCACAGGCAAATACTCGCGGAGACCTGTTCAATTACATACAATCTAATCGTGAAGCACTTGCAGAGCGTGAACGTCAGGCTGAATATAATGCATATTCCACATGGGCTGATGAGAATTATCACATGGCACCGGAGGATTATGAAACGTATGAAGAGGCGTTGCCTAAATATTTGGCAGATAAAGCCTTGAGTGACGATGAGTATAACCAATTTATGTATAACTTTGCTGATGAGCAATTAAATAATAACGAAAATGATAACATCGGAAGAGCTGGGCAAGAAATTGCAAGCGATGAGCAACGAGGAATACAAGCAGATGGCGAACGAAGCGGCGAAGTATTGCCTGAAGAACAACCTTTACCGACCGGGAGAAGTGGAGAATCTGAAACAGAACCCATCCAAGCTGATGAGAATATCAATAACAAGGATGTTACTTCACAAAGAAGCTCATCCACAGGAGAAATAACAGGTGATAATGTTTTGAATAATGGCGAAGAATCAATATCTTCGCAAAGTAAAAATACCGATAACGATGTACGATATAACCAAGAACAAGAATTACCAGCGGATGAGCGACTGGAACAAGAAACAAGTGCAGGCCGTGAAGAAAATGCAAGAACAGCCCGTAGACTGGGAAGCTATAGACAGGTACGTAGCGGCAGCGGGAGGAACACGAATACAGCCCAAGAAAAAGAATTAGAAGATTACGCTAAAGAGAAAGGTATTTGGCTTGATGCCGGACAGATAGCCGAAAATTCAGAGCATAAGTTTCGTTCCGGGAATGAGGCTGACGTTTACCTAAATAAAGATGGTAAGACTGTAACAAAAGTAATAGACTATTCTAAATACAGTAAATCCCCACTTGATTTTATAGACAACAGGATATTGTTATTTAATAAATTGTTTAACGATACTCCTTATGCCATTGTCGGTTTCACAAAAACTGATAAGGGATTTTCATTTGTGGTTGAGCAACCATACATCAAAGGATTGCCGTTGGAAAGTCCTGTGATTACGGGGACAGTGGATGCTCTTCTGGCTCAACAAAAAAGAGTTTCCGACTACATGGCCGAACGTTTTGGCATGAAACCTGTCGGATTGGATGCTTTTAGTGATGGAGAAATAACAATACAGGACGTACACCTTAGAAATGTCATACAGGGTGAAGACGGTAATCTGTATGTTATTGACGCTGTTCCTTCCGTAAAAAAACAGCAGTCTTTCGTAGCCCCCGAATATAAGGGAGGTGATCTGCTTGACTATGCAGAGCAAGTATCAAAGCAGAAAGAGGTACATGACGCTGGTAATGAAGTAAATCCTAATCCTACTGAATCGCAAAAAGAAGCGGGCAACTACAAGAAGGGACACGTAAAAATAGACGGACTGGACATTACCATTGAAAATCCGAAAGGAACAGAACGTAGTGGCGTTGATAAGTCCGGCAAGAAGTGGTCCATTACTATGAATAACGATTATGGTTACATCCGTGGCACTCAGTCCGTGGATGGTGATCATATTGATGTGTTCCTTGGTCCTGATTTAAACTCTTCTAATGTTTACGTAGTAGATCAGGTTAATCCAGACGGATCATTTGATGAGCATAAGGTTGTGTATGGCTTCAATTCCATTGATGAAGCTCGCGAAGCCTATCTTTCCAATTATGAAGATGGTTGGAAGGGATTAGGGAATATTACCGAAGTATCAAAAGAAGGCTTCAAGAAGTGGATTGATAGTTCTACCCGTAAGACTAAACCTTTTGCAGAATATAAAATATCTCAAAATGATAATCAAAACAACATCGGGGTACAAAGTAACCTCAGAGAAAGGGAAGAATCTGAGCAAGGCAAATCTGTCCCTGCAACAAGCGAAGAAAAGGCTTCAACAAGTGGAGTACTTCAAACACCTGAAAAAGTAAGTGATGTTCCTGCTATAACGGAAGAGGAATACCTTGCTTCTAAAGGATATGGTAGTCAAGGTATTGGAGAGCCGGCATTACAAAAAGGAAAACAGAAAACTTCTAAACAGCAAGAAAAGATAGTAGAAAATCAAGCTGCTAAAGATAAGGAATACACCGATAAGCGGAAAGAATTACGAAAGGAATACAGGCAGAAAGTAGACAGTGGAGAACTACGTGAGCCTACTACGGTAGAGAAGCTAATAAAGGTTGCCAATGGGAGTCCTGATCTTGAAAGTACTCAAGCTGCAAGAAGGTCGTTAGAAAAGCGTGGAATAGATTGGAAAGGTGAAGAAAAGCGTTTCCGTACCGGAAAACAAACAGATAAAGACCAGGCTAAATCCGTTTCCGATTCCGTTAAATCTATATCAGAAAAGCTGAATACTCCGGTTAAGGTTATTAATTCTATTGATGATCTTCCTTCCGACGTTCGTGCTCGTGTTGAAAAAGGACATCGTATAAAGGGGTGGTATGACCCTAAAACGGGAGAAGTAGTTGTTTATGCTCCTAATGCAGAAAGTGCAGAGGATGTAAACCGTACTGTATTGCATGAGATTGTAGGACATAAGGGTTTACGTGCTTTGTTCGGGGATAAGTTTGATAATGCATTGCAATATATTTATAAATCACTTCCGAAAGAAGTGCGTGCAGAAATTGCACAAGCCGCTGTTGGTAATTATGCCGGAAATACTTCTATCGCCACTGAAGAATATCTTGCTGAACAAGCAGAGAAAAATGAAACTCCTTCATGGTGGAATAAAGTTGTGTCCGGGATACGTGACTTCTTGCGTGGTGTTGGTATTAATGTAGAGATGTCTGACAACGATGTGAAGTATCTTCTTTGGAGAAGTAAAACAAATTTGGAAACATCAAATCCTTTGTCTATTGCGGAAGATATATCAATGCGGAATAAACTTGGAGTTGGGGAGTATGGGAATAGGTATCGTATAGATAGTACAGAAAACGAAAAATCGTCTGACGGAACCCGTGAAGCGTATGAAGATAAACTAAACGAAAAAGGGTTAACCGGATTCCAAGCAAAAGAAGCTTATCAGGATTCCATGTTATCGCTTAAATATTTGCAGGATGTAATTTCTGATATGGATGGTAAACCTGTGAAATCATTCGAGAATGCTTATCTTGCTGAAAATCGTATGTCTTCAATCAGCACCCGGGAAATGGAAGTATTTGCAAAGGATTATTTCCGTCCGCTTGTTGAAGAAGTTGCTCGTATGATAAAGGATGAGAATGTATCATACCGCGATATTACTAATTATCTTATTGCAAAACACGGAATTGAAAGAAATCAAATACTTGCTGAACGTGACGCTGAGAAATCGGCTATTGACTCCGGTGCAGAAAAAGGAAGTAAGGATTATAATGATGTGTATAATGATCAGCTAGAACGAAATTTGCAAAACGACTACTCAGGTCTAACAGGTTTGATGAAAAGCTTGACGGATGAAAAAGAGGATCCTACTGAATTCGCTAAAAATCTTGTTTCTGATTTTGAATCAAAGCATAATACGGATAAAATATGGAAGCTTATAAATGAAGCGACAGATAAAACTCTTCGTAAATCCTATGAGAGTGGTATGATTTCGAAAGACAGATACGAAGAGATCAAGGATAGGTTTAAAAACTATGTTCCTTTACGCGGATGGGATGAAACGATGGCTGATGAAGTATATAACTATCTTGATGGTAAGCGATCTCCCGTTAATTCAGTGATGAAAGGTGCGGAAGGTCGAACTTCATTAGCAGATGACCCTATTGCCACTATTGGCAATATGGCTGAGAGTACTATTTTGGAAGGAAACAGGAATATAATGAAACAGCATTTTCTTAATTTCGTCACTAATCATCCATCTGATTTAGCAACTATTCGTGACGTGTGGTATGTTAAGGATAATGCTACCGATGAAATGATTCCATCTTATCCTAACATACCGGATAATGCAACTCCTGAGGAGGTTTCAAAAGCTGTTGATGATCACGAACAACAAATGGAAGAATTAGAGAAGCAGGGATTAGCTAAGAGAGGACGTAACGGACTTGATCTGCGTTATAAGATACTTCCATTTCAAAAGTCCGAACATGCTGTTACTGTAAAAAGAAACGGTAAAGAACAGGTCATTTATATTAACGCCAATCCTCGTGCTGCACAGGCACTGAATGGAAATACTAATCCGGACGTAGAGAATAACCCCATATTCCGGGCAATTGGTTCATTTAATCGCGCCCTTGCGAAAAATTTCACGACTCGTAATCCGGCATTTGTATTGAGTAATCTTTCGAGGGACTTGATATTTGCTCATAGTGCGGTTGCAATAAAGGAAAGCCCTATGTACTTGGCCCGTTTTTCTACTAACATTCCAACTTCCATATCAACGGTGTTTAAGGGAGTTCGCGGTATAGAGGACAATTCGGAAGCCGGAAAGTATTTTCAAGAATTTTTAGATAATGGAGGAGAGACAGGGTATGCTAACTTGCGTGACGTAGACCGTTATAAAAAGATGGTACAGAGCGACATTAAACATCTGACAAAAAAGGATTATTTTAAATCGGTACGGGATGGAGCGGAGTTATTAAATGATTTCAACAGGATGGCTGAAAATGTCTCCCGATTCAACGCTTATCTTACTTCCCGTCAAGAGGGGAAAGATGTAGTAGAGTCTATTAAAGATGCAAAGGAGATAACAGTAAACTTTAATAAGAAGGGTTCCGGTTATAAATCACTTGATCCTAAACAAGCATGGTACTCGAAAGGTAATGTAGCTGCTTATTCTGCAGGTGCAATGAGAAACCTATTTTTGTTCTTCAATGCCGGTGTACAATCACTCGCTAATTTTGGTAATTTAGCAAAGAGAAATGCGGGTAAATTCGGTGCCGTAATTGGTGGATTTACTGCAGCAGGATTTATGATGCCATTTATAAACAAATGGTTAATGGATTTGGGCGGTGATGGTGATGATCAGGACTATTATCAGAACTTGACCGAATGGACTAGAAGAAACAATCTATGTATTTACATTCCGTATTCTAAAGGAGACTTTGTTACGATACCTCTTCCTATTGAATTACGTGCGTTCTTTGGTCTTGGAGACCTAGCGTATCAGTCTACTATAGGGAATAGCGATAAGAAAGGAACGGATATTGCATTTGATGCAATAAATCAATTGACGGAACTATTGCCTCTTAATCCTCTTGGTAATAATGGAGATATTACATCTACTGTCGTTCCCGATGCGCTTAAACCTGTTTGGCAGGTTCATGAAAATAAGGATTTCACAGGAAGGCCTATATTTAAAGAAAATGCTTTCAATGAAAATATGCCTGAATGGACTAAGACTTATAAAGGAAATTCTAAAATGCTGATCAAATTGGCTGAATGGTCCAATGAGATAGGAGGAGGTGATAAATATATGACTTCAGATGTTGAGGCTTTAAATTGGAATCCGGCAAAATTGGAGCATATACTGGAAGGTTATTTCGGTGGTATGGCTACTACATTGAACCAAACTGGAAAAACTCTTTATGCTGGCGTTGAGTCTGCTGTAAAAGGTGAAAAGAGCGATGATCTTACAGTTTCCAATGCTCCTGTTTTGAATCGGTTTATTAAGGATGCCTCCGATGATCGTTCTTCTTTTAAAGCCGTGAGGGAGAAATTCTACAATTACTTAAAGGAATATGAGGACACTGAGAAAAATTTGAGGGGTTATACAAATGAGGTTTCATCCGGAAATATTGATTATCTTCAAAAGTTGGTTGATCTTCAGAAATCAAAGGATTATCAGGTGTATGCCACGTTCAAAGCACTCAAAAAACCACTTGATAAAATTCGACAACTCGAAAAAAAAGTCGGTGAAGATAACAGTGAAGAGTTGGTTCAGCAGAGAAATGAGTTGATGAAAATCGTTGTTGGTGAATTGGATAAGATCAAATAAAAAGTCCCCGTCTTAATGGCGGGGATTCCTTTTATAACCTATTTGCTTGGCTTATATAATTCAACCACATTTTACGTTTTATGTTTTTCTTTTTAGTCGAAAGAGGTTCTCCCCATTTATTTGGAGTGAAGTAGAAACATTCGTCGATAATTGAGGTTTCATTTGTTTTGTTTGAGAACATACCAGCCTGTCTCATTTTTTTTATCTGTGAGAAGCTAAGCACCATTAAACGATGCTTGTTATTTGGAAGAACATAATACCTTCTACCATATTTTGCGAATTTCAAATCCGCTTCTCTGATTGCTTTTTGTAGTTCTCTATCAGCTTTGAGCATAACAAAGAATCTTTTTAGTTTTCTGATAATCGTTTTCATACTTAAATTGTTGCTTCTGTTATTACTTTATTTGGTTTAAACTTTGGTTTTTCTTCTATAATTTTAGGTAGTTCCATTTCACAAAAACAGATGAATAGTCCAATGGCACGTACCATTACCATATCATCATGGTTTCCGTCCGTTGCTCCGAATGATCCGTTCTGTTTCTTTTCGTAAGTAGCCATTTCGTCAAGGGATAGTATGTTCCTCTCAATGTACATCTCGTCACGTAAACAAGCAACCATATTTGATATGATAAGCGGTTTGGTCTTCTTATTAGTATGGAACCCATACTCAGACATTATTCCTTGCGCTATCTTTGCTTCGGATGCTTTACGGATATATAGGTTGTCGTAGCAATCGGACAGTTTATTGAAAATAAGTTCCGACTGATCACCATCGGTATCATTGTCTTTCGTTTCAATGGTATTACTCTCTATTACAAGAAGAGCATCATTATAATACTTTGCTATCTGTGCGGCTTTCCATGCCAATAAATCGTGATCTATATGCCCATGCCATTCTGCAACTACTTCCGGTTTTCCACCGTACATCATCCAATAACGGTCGATTACAAGAATATCGGAATAATCGGCGCTTTTACTCCTTCCTCCAACATCAACAATAACCAAGTATCTGTTGGATATCTTTTGTTTTTTAATGGGATGAGCCCATATCTTTAAAAGTCCGTTATGATCTTCTTTGAAGTGGATGTTTTTAAGACATTGACTTCCTTGCACGGCTTCTCCTTGTACTTCACCGACATATAAAGGTGCTTTACATTTATCTCGTAATTTGTCTATTTGATAAATGCTAAACACTGCATTGCCGGAGTTCTTGAACGCTTCTACATCATCAGAGGGGAATTCGGCAGCCATATCGGAGTGGTCCATGTAATCCCTTCTCTTTTCGATGTACCAATTTATAGCTTCAAATGTTGCACCTAACTCCCATAAATGCCAGTAATATGTGCCTGGATCGAGGCATCCTGTTGGTGGGTTATCACTATCTTTATGTTTTATTAGCCATTTCGCGAATACCTCTTTATCTTTTACTTGTTTTGTGTATCTTTCGATTAAGAACCAAGGCACAAAAACAGCAGTTCTGTTACTCTCGCCTTTTTTAGCTGCAGTATATGCACGATAGAAAAAGTTTCCCATACCGTTGGCCGTGGACTCTATCACCTCGACAGTCAAGGGGGCTAGCAACAATGATGAAGATATGGACCGTATTATATCTTCCGGTGTCTTTCCGTCAGTATCATCCCAAACACCTACCTCTGAATAATGAACGCAAGACATGTCGCCACCACGGCCGGACGTAGGATTGTTATATGTACCTATCGTTATAACCGTGTCTCTTGCGGTAGTGATATTGGTTCCCTTTCCGTAAGTTATGATACTATCTAGTTGAGAGCCCTCGTATGGAGTAAACGATAGTTTTACGTTATCGGGACAGTCAATCAGCCATGGCGGGAGTTCTTCAAGCATCTTGGAATACATGGCTTTTATTTTCCTAGAGGTTGACCCGTCTTGTGCGACAATTACAGAATACCAGCCTTCTTTATGGAAGAGTTGTATCCATGCGATGTACAATTGAACTAATGTACTTCCTCCCCACTGACGAGCTTTTAATAAAATGATTCGGATAGGAACACCGCGCAAACGCATATCTTCCAAAATAGCCAATACGTATCGCTGAGGGTAGGATAGTCTGAAATGAATGTTTTTCCCTCCTTCCTTGTTCTTTATATTGTCGTATGCGTACGCTTGGAATGGGAAATCGTGCTTGCATCTTATTTTTATGAATTTTCTTACTACCTTTTCCCTGATATCTTTATTGTATACGCCATATCTTTCTATACAAAATTCTTCTATTGATCCAGCTTTTAGTATTGATTTGACAAGATTATTTTTGAGCATAGGAAGAGGCGCCCAAATTTTAGAAGGATATATATCAGGTATTTCAATGATTTTTCTTTCACCAACTGAATTTTCCCCGGTTAGCGGATCGAAAGGAGCTCTTATTGCAGAAACTCTTCTATCATCTTCCTGTATAAGCTGCTCTATAGTCATTTACTAAAGCCCTTACTTTATTATATAGATACCCGGATATAAAACATACAGTATGTACTCCAAATGCAATACCCGGAATAAATACGGTCACTATTGAAAATCCCGCAAAGTATAACCATGTTTTTTTATTGGCATACATTCCTACTATGGCCAATATCATCCCGGATAACCCTATTGCGTTGGGGAATAATAGATATGCAAATACGCTAATTATATATGATGATATGACCCTGTTTTTATCTAGCCTGATCATCCATAAAGCATATAGGTTAACTGCTAAATGAAATATGTTAGCATGTAAAAACATGTAGATAAAACACGCATACCAACATGAAGGAAGATGCAGAAAGAATAAACTCATACTTATTATCAGTATGAGCACCTTAAGTTTCTTATTGTCTGTTGTTGGCATTTCTTTTTCATTTTGTAGATTACGTCACCCGCAACTCTTGGAGTAATTAGAAAGCATGGAGCCGGTTGCATAAGCACTTCTTCAACTATCGCTCTGGTGCTCATTTTGGGGTGGAAGTCTTTATAAAGGCGATAATCATAATAAAGTGATTTGTAAAACAAGACTGTGTTCTTTTTCATCCCCTTAAATGACATCCCTTTTTCCATCTTGTATATAATGGATGATGCGCGTTCGGGGCTAACCCAATACCTTGATGCTTGAGAGTTGACTACTTTTTCTAATATTTTAGCGTGGCATACTCTACCGTATAGGTTTAACTGTTTCTTGGTTATTTCCCTATATATACGCATAAGGTCTTCGTTACGCTCTTTTTCAAGAATAAAAATGCTTCCCTTTTTTCTCATAGTGTTGAAGTAACTTTCTATTCAAAATTAAGAAGAAAGATATCGTTCGTCAAGTTTTATCGTTTTTGTACGATTTAGCTTAAATACATTTGCGCAAAACAAGTATTATCATGGAAGAAGAAGTTAAAGACCAAACAATTGAAAATCAGAATCCTACGTCAAAAAAGGATGCGTTTATGCAAAGATTTTCTGAAAAATACCCTGATTTAAAGCCCGACGATGAAGAATCTTTATATGGTAAAATAAGTGAAGATTACGATCGTTTCGATAAAAGCGATCAATCGCAAAAACAGCTTGGGGATTTACTTGCAAGTGATCCGCGTAGTGCTGAATTCCTCATGATTATGCGAAAAGGAGGAAATCCCGTTGAATTTCTTATTGAACAATATGGAGATGATTTTCGTGAAGCGCTGAATGATGAAGGGAAAGCCAAGGAACTTGCAGATGCTTTTTCTAAGTACACGGAGAAACAAACTCAAAATCGTGAATTGCAGTCCAAAGCAGAAGAAAACATGCAAAAGATGATTGATGATCTGGATGCAGCTCAAAAAGAAGGGAATTTTGCAGACGAAGATGCTACTTCCGCTTATGAATATCTATATGGAGACGGTGGTTTGTTGGACCGTATCATAACCAATGAAATCACTAAAGAGGATTGGTTGATGTTGATGAAAGCTTCAAAGTACGATAATATGATGAAAGAAAATGAGGCTAAAATTGCTGAAGCTAAAACCGAAGGTGAGATCGCCGGACGTAACGCCAACATTGATGATAAAAAGAAAAAGCGTACTAGGGTTGAAGGGATGCCTACTACTCTTGCTAGTGCAGGCGGTTCTACTAACGAAGGGAAACCAAAAAATGCCACGCTTGCGGCTCTTGATAAGATCCAAAAGAAAAGTGTATGGGACTAATAATACTAATTTAATAAAAGAAAAGTGATGAAAAAGGTTATTCAAAAATGGGGCGGTTTACTGCTCATGATTATGGCTATTATTGTTGGAGCTGCTACAGGTGTTTGCATGGCTGCTGCAACTGCTATGGGAGGCGAAACAGGAGACACCGGTGATGCCGGAGTTACTGTCGTTGATGCTACAGGTGGAGCTACCGCCACTACTGGTATTGAAGTTACCGAAACTGATAATCCGGAACTCTATCGAAAGGAAATTGATAAGCGTATCACTAAGATGCGCCCGATGAAAACTCCTATTGATCAGATTACCCGTTCTGCTACAGAGGTATCGAAAGCAAATAGTATGATTGTTAAGTACTATTCTATTTCCACTCGTTCTATAAAGACTTTCATTAAAACTGCGGTCACTGAAATGGCTTCAGGAGCAACGTCTAAAGCTATTGAAGTTGATGACTCAACGTTGTTTACTGCAACGGATACAATTCGTGTAGTCGGAGTTAAAGGCTATAAAGCTGACGGTGTTACGGTAGATACTAAAGACTTGATGTTATACGTTGTCGGAAAAGCAGAGGATACCGGTTATCCAACAGTTATTGCTGTAAATGGAAAAAGAAACTCTGACGGATCTAATTCTATTGTTCCGGCAATTGCGGTGAATAAGAAGATTATTCGTATGGGTCGTGCTGCAGCTGAGATTGATGTTGAAACAGGGCAATTCTATAATTTGCCAACTCCAGAGGAACAATACTGCCAGGTATTCATGATGCAAGTTGAGCAATCTACCGCAGATAAGATGTGGGCTAAAGAAGTAGATTGGAATTTTTCCGATATGGAAGAGGATTCAATCTATGACATGCGTCTAGGAATGGAAAATTCATTCTTGTTTGGAATTAAAGGTAAATCAAAGGATCCTAAGAAATCGGGCGCTGACGTTTACTTTACCGGAGGTATCTGGTGGATGGGTGGAAAAGACATTGCTCTCGGTACAACTGCCAACAATGTGACTACAATCACAGACGATCAGATGGTAGACTTTTGTAAGACTCTGTTTGTCGGTAATGATTCCGGCAATGGAACTAAGATCGGATTTGCAGGAAGCAACATGCTTGCAGCACTTGCAAAAATACAATCTGAAAGATTTAAAGTGGTTAAGGAATTTGAAAAATGGGGTCTTAAATTTACTTCATTTGATACCAATTTCGGTAAACTCTTGGTTATGCATCATGAATTAATGAATGAAAACGAGTTGAGTGATGCAATGTACGTTATCGATCCTGAATACTTACGTAAGAAAACATTCCTTACATGGGATCGCAAACAGTATGATATGGCTAAGCTTGCTAAAAGAGATACTACCGCCGTAGTAATGAAGGAAGCTTCTTGCTGCTATTTGGTTTATCCAAAGGCTCATGCTAGAGTTTATTTGGGGTCTATTCCCGCATAAGTAACATAGGGAGGGATTAAATTCCCTCTCTTTTAAAAGCAATATTATGAGATACATTTCAAATAGAAATATTTCTTTTTCCTTAATGATTGGGAATACCAGTAAACAGTTTGATTTTTTAAGTCAATCAAATGGTACCAGCATATATGTGACGGATGACTCCAATGAAATTAAAGTGTTGGAGGAATCTGATATGTTCAAAAACGGGCTTTATAAAAGAGCCGAAGGAGAACAGGAAGCAAAACCTGTAAAAGACAAGGAAAAAGATCTGAAGCCTGTTAAGAAAATTACTACGCTACAGGATGCCGTAGAGTATCTTGCCAATCTGGGCGTTGGTGCTACTTCTTTAACTACTCCGGACGAAATTGTAAAGGCTGCCACGGAAAAAGGTGTTAGTTTCCCGAATATGAAGTAAAAAGATGGTTCAGGTATTGATTAATGATTTGGTTGGTGAGGTACGGGTTGCTCTGGATGAAAACAGAACGGAAAGCTCGTACCTTTCTGATAATACAGATAACATGGAGTTGAATGAGATTATCAGTTCTAAACTTCTTGAAGCTGTAAGATCGGTACAGGAAAACTGCCCGGTATGGATGCTTGAAGGTGAAGTTATGACTACTATTCTTTCATCTAACACGGACGGCTCAGGAACATTATCATTACCTGATGATTTTCTTCGTCTTGTAGCATTGCAGTTAACTGAATGGGATGCTCCTGTTTTTTCTGTCGAACAGACGGGAACACAAAAAGCATTGATGCAAGAAAACAAATATACCAGGGGAAATCCGAAACGTCCGGTTCTTGTCTTTGGAAATTCAGAGTCAGGATTAAGGACGCTAAAATATTATAGCGTAAAAACATCAGCTTTGGTAGAGTTAGCTTTATACGTTAAAATACCAAATGTAATAACGGTAAATAGCCAAAATTATTTGAAGTTTCCACAAATATTAAAACAGCCTATCGTATCATATTGCGCAGGTCTTGTTGAAATAGTTAGGGGAAATGCTGATCAAGCAAAAGTATTTTTCCAATTGGCTGAATCACATTATAGTTGATTTTTCATTATTAGATAATTCATTGATAAAAAAGGCCGTCTATGTGAATAGGCGACCTTTTGTTTTTGTATAAATCATCACTGCGTTTGCTGTGTTTGTTGTGTCTGATCGTATTGTTGATACTCCGGGCTTTGTTTCAATGCGTCTTGTTGTTGCTGCATTTGCGCTTGAGCGGATTGAATGAGCTGCAATAATTGATCTGCAAATGGGAAATCTCCGGCTTGCAACATTTGTTCAAGTGAGATTTGTTTTGCATTCATAAGTTGCATTAAGAACTCATTATTGATTGCTCTATAAACAGGGGTATCATAGCCTTCGGCGATCGACAAATCAAAATCTACCCCTCCCATTATTTCGGGATCATAACGAACGATTGCGCTCCTTCCGGCAATTCGTATAATCTTAGGTTCGTCATAGAACTGCTGTATATTCTTTAGTTTCTTCTTCGCAACGGAAGACAAGAAACTGGCATACGATTCAAGAATATCAATAATAGATGTTGAGGCGTTATTTGCCTGTTGTTGATAAAGTATTCCAGATGTTCCGGCCGTAGCCTGCTTTCCTTGCAAGGCTCCTTGTACACCGGATACATCGTCCATAAGTTGCATCTGCAAAGTTATCATATCCTGTAACCCGGAAATCTTACTGCTATTTACTAGTTGTTGAGGAGGTTTAGCGCCTTGTTTCAATTTGAGTTTTATAACCCCATTGAATCTGGTCCATTCCTCTGCTATATCTTCTATCGCCATATCATCTGGAATAGAATCCTCATCGACTATAAGCACACCTTTTGCCGAAGCTTTTACCACAAAATCATGAAGAATGATATAGTGATTAATGTATCTCTGTTGATCGATTACATCGCTCACGAATGAATGTATTTCGCCGTCTATAAAAGGATATGCCTTTACGACATACGGATGTGATCCGTGAGAGTACGGACTTTCTCCTTCTTCTAGTATATCTCCGAATGGTGACATAAATCGATAGTACCAATAGTTTTCAATGATATACTCATATTCAATAAGGGGTACTTGTTCAATATCCATATGAAGGCGAATGTTTCCATTTTCATCAAGAAGATAATTTCCGTCCTGGTCTTTTATTTTATTATCCTCTAATCTTCCTTGATTCTCTAATTCTATGTTTTTGATATTGGCATAAGAATCAATGTAAGCATCTCCTTTGAGATAATCATGGCACCACAATGCTTTTCGTTGTTCTAAGGTCCATAATTCGATAACTCTACAATCTGATGGATTATAAGGTACTAGGAATGAGATAAGACCTTCTGTGTTTCTTTTAAAGGTATCCATGTAAGTAGAAAGGAATTCCCGGTCTCTTGCTCTTTTATATATATCATTTAGCTTTGCAATATCTTCATCGCTATGAGCAAAGGCGGAACATAGAGTTCCGAATGTTAGATCATGGATTTCCCCTACTATTGTAAGGTCGTTCATTCTTAGGTCATTCATCGGACCGTCCATGAAAAAGAAGTTTGGATTGATATTATCGCTCCAGCAATCCTGATGTTGTTGTCTTAATCCAAAAGTCTCTTTTTGAAGAGCAAGACCGGAGAATATATATTCCTCAAACATTCGTGCGTCCAGCTCTTTCTTCTCATTAAGTTTGTTGTTATATTCAAGGGCGGTTGACATTGTTTCTCCAAGTCTTTGCTCTTCTCTATCCCGTGCTACTACAACCGGTGTGCTATTTTGATTACGATATACACCAAGTAATGTTTTTACCAGTCTGCGGATGAGGTTGTTTTTTAACGGAATATTCCCTTGTTTTTTTATGTACTCTTCCTCTGTGATCATTTGACCGCAGTGCTCAATTAAATCTCCCCATTGGTCACCGTACATATAACGTTTGCATCGATCTCTATCTTTCCTAAAGTTATATAAGCAGTCCCATGCTCGTTGTGCTCGAAATATGAGTTGCATGTTGCGCCCAAATTCGGATTGTTTTTTTGCATGTTCAACGGTATCCGTTTGAGGTAGTTGCTTCGGTATAAGTTTTCTTGCCATAATCTACTGTTTTCTGCAAATTTCGATTAATGGTATTAAATGAAAACGATATAAATTGACGGTTGTCTATTTTTATCGTTCTATTCATGTTTTCAACCGATAAGTTTGTAGAAAAAATAAGAAATGCAGAGAATAAGGATAGGAAATGATTTAAGCGTATCAATATCCATTTATAATAATGGAGCTATATACGATTTAACGGGTAAAACGGTTAAACTATACTTGATTTCTCCTGTGTCTAAAACGCTTATTACTCCAACTATCAATTCAAATAACATTTCTTTTGTTTTCCCCGGATCAGATCAGAAAGTTTGCGGGGAGTACAATGTTGAAATTGAAATAACATCTGGCTCCAACAAAAACACTTTGGATAGTTGCGAAGGGTTCAAGTTGGTTGACAGAAGTTGTAAGATAGGTGGAGATGATGGCGAATTTATAGTGAACAGTATTCAATTAGATTTTGAGGCATGAGACGGATTAGAATAGGCAATGACATAAATATAAATGTTTCTGTTACAAGAGATGGAGCTAAAGAGGACTTCACCGGAAAAACGGTAAGCGTCTTTCTTGATAGCCCCGTTCGTTCCTATCCTATATCTAATTTTACCATCAATGAGAATGTTATATCATTCCCGTTTTTAGGATCCATTCAAAAAGATTGTGGTGATTATTCTGTCACCGTAAAACAGGAGTGGGGGGATAACCAAAATATATCAGACACTTGCGCTGCATTTAAGCTTGTAGAGCATAGTTATATGGCAGGAGGATCGGATAGCTATGATGTATATGTTGAAACAATAGATTCCAATATCAATGTATCTACTGGAAGCGGTGTTGATGATTACGAATTCCTTTCAAATAAGCCTAAGATAAATGACGTTGTTTTAGTTGGTAACAAATCTCTTCATGATATCGGAGCACAGCCCGAAGGTGATTATGCCTTAAAAAATGAAATACCGGATATTTCTAATCTAGTTGAAAAAGAAGATGGAAAAGGATTAAGTACTAATGATTTTACGACGGAATTAAAAGATAAACTTGAAAATGTTAAGTCTAGTGCTGAAAAATTAGGGGATCTTTTGAATGTTGGCAATTGGGCAAATATGGCTCCTTTAAAAGACAGGTTACTTATACAGTTGAAGGGTGAATCTGTTTGGAGAAGTATTGATGTTGTTTCAATAGCTCAAGCGATAGGAAATGAAATAAATATACCTATAATAAGAAGGGATGATGAGGTAGAAGGAACTGACGATGATGTTTTTTCTTCCCTTCGTACTCTTTTAGAAATTGCTAATAGAGCAATATCAAAAGAAAAAGACGACAGCACCGACTACGCTCTTACCATAGGGGGATTGCTAACGCTGCTTAGTGGGTTTTCTACCAAAAATTTTACTTCCGGTATTCTTGGCTCTGGTGCCGGATTAACGGTAGACCCTATAACCAGAAAGACGCGCATAGAGGCGGACGAGCTACTCATCCGGATGAAAGCTTATTTCTACGAACTGGTAATAGAAAAGCTTTCCCATGTCGGTGGGCAAATAATCCTCACCCCTGCACGAATGACATGCATTAAAGTAGAAGAGCTTACTAATGCTTATCGCTGTTACTTTAAAGCCACTGATGGAGAAAAGACCATAACGAACGATTTTATTGTCGGGGATCAGGCTGCGACCAGGGAGTTTAACATAAAAGCCGGCACTACAACCGGTGCAACTAATCATTATTTTTGGCGCTTAGTAACCGGTATAGGTGACGATTATATAGACCTGAGCAAAACAGACTGTGATACCAATAGCGATGCCCCACTGGCAGGAGACGATATCAGCCAACTTGGAAACCGGACGGATGCCGGCAGGATGAATGCCATTATCTTATCTTCTTTCGGAACCGATGCCCCGTCGTTCAAGCAGTATGCATATATAGATAGCTACTCTTTGGTTGATAAAGAGGTCACAATAATCAGCAAAGATGGTAACCGGTTAGTTGGTGATTTCATTCTGACTACCGGTATAAACATTGCCACACAACTGCAGATACTTGAAAATCTCATAAAGACCGAAATCCAGTCCGTGGAATATACCATAAATGCAAATGACAATTACCTGTCAAATGCAAGCTTTACCAAGGATATGGAGAATTGGCAACGGGATAGCGACATAGAAGTTTTTGCAAATGATGATCCGTTGGTAACCAATGACGAATACTATGCCGATGCCGATAATATAGCCGATGTAATGACACACGACGGCAAACTGTGGCTTCGATTGAAGAATAGCTATGTGAAGCAATTGAACGGTAACATCACGCAGCCGACTAAAGCAGGAAAGTTCTACGTCTCTTTACGCTACGTTTGTACTGGTACCGGAACGCTGACCTGTGGGTTTTCCGGTCAGGAGCTTTATCGAATTGCCCCCTTTGCACTTAATTCCAACCCTCGGATGTTTGATTTCTCCGGCGATTGGGACGGTACGGGTGACTTCCTGATACAATTTACAGGAGATATCTATATTAACCTTGTAGCCCTTACTAATAAGCCGCTGGATGATTTCAAAACGGAAGTAAACACGAAATTTCAACAGACATCGGACTCTTTAACGGCTATAGCAACATCTATAAATAATATCAATAGGACTATATCGGAATCCGGTTGGCTGACAACCGCTGACGGAACGGAAATTTGGGCAGCATGTACGTTTTCTGATGGAACTAAGGCTATCTCTTTATTTGAGGTAACTTCAGAGGGTGTTTTTATGAAAGGTTCAAACATAAATTTAAGTGGAATTGTAACATTTGATAGTTTTAGTGCAGATTTTCAAACAGCATATAATCAAGCTTTTAGTAATTCTCAAATGATTTCTAAAAATGATATTGCTGTTCAATTAGGATTTGCTAACTATGCTGATTTAGTGGCTAATGCTGCACAGGGTAAGGCTGTCCTTGTAGGTGGGTATCTAAATTTGGAACTTATTGATGTTAACACTCTTTTAGCCAATAAGGTTATCTCTAATAAAGTAGTTACGGCTTTATCGGGTAAACGTATCGAAATTGACCCAGATACTAATTCTATTCGGTTATTTGATTCAGCTAATGCAGAAATAGGAAAAATTACTTTTACTGAAGAGGAATATTCCAGCGGTATAAATACTTATCCACGTATAAATTTGAAACGCACTAATACAGAAAATGGGGTATCTACGGTTAATAGCGAAATAAATGTAACCCCAAGATATATTGAAATGAGTGAATATGACACTATTTATGGTACATTGTCGTTTAATCTTAACGCTATAACCGGGTTGACTTTCACAAAAGACAACCTACCTACTAAGAATTATCCAGCAAGTTAAAATATATAATCATGGGACTATTAGACGATCTATCAGACAATGACTTAAGAACGCTTGCCGCTCAGGTTGGCAGCCTCATAAAGTCTACATCCATACAGGTGGAATCCCTGCCTACAGCGGAATCCGTTGACAATATAAAGAGTCTCCCTGCAACCTTATTTGCCGGTGGGGTCAAAAAAACCGTTGCCGTACCTATATCCTTATTGAAGGGAAAGGATGGCGGGAAAGGTGATGCGATTGAATTTACCATACTCGGAAGTTTTAATACATTGGCTGAATTACAGGCGGCCTATCCAAACGGGCCGGAAATTAACGGTTTGTTTAAGGTTGGCAGTCTCCTGTATGTCTGGACGGGTAGCGGCTTTGAACTTATAAATCTTGATGTTTTTAAGGCTTTTGAATTGGAACAGTTTACCGATGTTACCTTTACCGGAAATAATATTGCGATAGATTACAGTAGAACGCCTTATGCCAAGATAACATTGTCCGGAGATAGTACCATATTCAATCTTGTAATAAACAATACCAAGGATGGATGTTTCGGAAAAATACTCGTTTTTCAGACCGGTTTCAAGCAGATATCCGTTGTCGATAATATAAAGGGGACGATAGATTTACCTCTTAACTCAGGCACGGTTGCCCTGTTAACTTATAACCGTATCGGGGATGTTATTTATATTCACAGTAATATCGTATTGGGCGACGTTCAATATCCCGTTCCACAAAAGATATCGGATTTGCTTTTACTCTATTCGGATGCAACGGCCTGTAAAGTCCAATGGACGGCACCGTACGCCAACAATATCTACGATAAGGCAACGCAATATGATATGCGTTATTCTAATTCTTCCGTAGATGCCAACGATACATCAGTTTGGAATAGCCTTAAAAAGATATCCGGACTCCCTACACCCGGAGACCCCGGAGAAATTCAAACCATGACTATATCCGGGCTTACTCCTAATAAAGAGTACTACATCTATCTTAAATCAATTAAGAGCAACTACGGAGTATCTTATCTCTCTCAGGCCTCTGAACCGGTTTACTTTAAGACGATCGGAGCGGATGATACCAGTAAGGCATATCACATTTCTTTAACCTTACAGAATATAATAAGCCAGAACCGGATGGATTTAGGGGGGATGGTTGATGAGGAAGATAAAAACGTTTATCTTTCAGACGGATATCCTGATACTAGATTTAGAAATTTTCAAACTTGGTTTATAGCAGATCAGTACTCAAGAGCAAATATGCCTTTTGATATATTCATTGACTTATTTAAACCTTACGTATTAGATCGGTTATATCTGTACTCAAACAAGATATCTTTATCGGTTTATACCATGAAAAATTATGGATACGCATGGCAAAAAGCGGGTGAGATTAACATAACTTGGGACTCTTATCCTTATGTAGATTTTAATAAAGTACAGGCAAGATTTATTAAAATATCTTTTGATCTATTCAATGTATTGGAACGTACTTATCCGGATGAGCCGGATGGATATGAGGGGCCAATAAGTTTTGAAGATTGGAACGGAACCATCTCCGAAATAAGGAATATACTATTATTTGCCCGCCCTCTTTCGGACATGCCGGAACAGATACAGCCACCGGTAAGGGATTCTTCCGCAAAAAGGTCTGTCGATCAATTCTTTTGTACCAATGGCCATTTATATCAGCAAGGTAGGATACACTCCATGTGCTCCGGTAAAAATGTGCGTTTATATATACCACAAGGATGGTTTGTACCGCTTAAACCGGATAATAGCGCCTACTGGGATACAATAGATACATCTATATTTGATGTTGAGCATTGCGGCTGGGTAACTGATAACAACGGTACCGGTCAGGATATGGAAGATAACCTGAGAGATACCTTTGCCAAATATGGGTTAAAGCCATTCCTCGCTTTTTCAGACGGTACGACAAGGCCTTGTGTATATGATCTTGTCAATCAGTGGCGGCCGTTAGATTCTTATTGGCTACCAACGGCCGCATGGAAACCATTACCCAAAAAGGGGATTGGAGGACTAGAAGATTATTTTGCCCATACTTATGATCCGAGTGAGTATAAAACGCTCAGCAGACTGGTCTACGCTTTGGCCGCTAAATACGGCAGTAATAATGCTCTGACAAACACCAGTATGCTTAAGGATTATACCGGTAGAGGGTTAGGTGTCAATCTAATCTGCGGCATTGAGTGGGGAAACGAACCTGATGCAGACTGGGAAGGATTCCAACAATTCCAAAGACCGGAAGAGATCGCCGCTATAGCTTCGGCTTGTTCCGATGGGAATGGCGGAACATTAACCGATGAAAGTGGCGGTACGTTTTTCGGGGTAAAAAGGGCAGACCCAAACCTGTTAGCCATACATCCCGGATATGCCGGACTTAAGCCAGGATCATACATGTCCGAATTACTACATTGGAAATCAATCAGACCTAATGCGGATATACCGGTAGACCTGCTTAATGTTCATCAGTATTTTTCAAATACCGGGAACCAGCATAACGGCAGTACTGAAGCGGTACAATATGCGGTACCGATGGATTTTGAATTGGAAATAACCGGAAATACAGCGCGTGGATTTCAAAAATTGGTGGAATTCCGCAATAGGTATGCCTCTAATAAAGAGATATGGATAACAGAGTGTGGTTTTGGGGAAGCCGGTGGGCGAGATTCAGCCTCCGGACTGGAATGTTTTACCATGAAGGGCCGCTATATCGGCGATTGGCTAATTCCTGATGTGCATAGAGCGGATATAAAGGGAGCATATACCGTCAGGACTACAATGTTTCTGATGTATCTGGGTTTCAATCAGATCAACTATTATTCCACGGAGTGCGAAGGGAATTACTTTGGTGCCGGAAGATATGATTCAGGATCCGGATTTGAGATGTTCCACTGGAAAGATATCGCGGATCTCACGCCTGGCAAACGCTATGACTATATCGAACAGTTCGAAACGGTCTATGACCGCGGAGGTTTTTCTTGCATGGGCATGTTTGGGACATTATTATCTAACGGCGCTTATCCCATAAGTCGTGCTTATTGGCATATAGCCACTATGCGAAACCGCCTAAAAGACTACATTTATACAGGTAGGAAGTACATGGATAACAACAAGATAATGATTTTCTGCTTTAAAAAACTGAACGAGGATAAAGGAGCTTATGTTGTATGGTACAATGATATAGAAAATACGGGAGTTGCCAACGTTGAAATTACTGTGCCTGAAGGCGTTACGGCAGTTAAGAAGGTAACAACTTATGTTCCTGAGATACCAAGTCCGGAAGACGTACCTAGTAATGTGGGGTTTGATTTGAACAGAACCGGTTTAGCTTGTGCCCGCCATGAAATCTATAAAAACGGGGAATGGGTTATTGATCAATTAATAAATAATACCGGAAATTACGCACAAGGAGTTGCCAATTATCCGGATAACCCGCAGGAAGGCGATGAGGTTGTAGTTCTTCCTACTTTATCAGAAAATCCTTATTTTCCTATTGTAGGCGCAGTGCAGGCCAAGGCTAGTGCGGCAGGAAATACCATACAAGCTAATCAGTACGAATATATACCGCAGAATCAAACGGTGCCTGTTGTGGCTTACTCTCCTGCATTGGCATGGCGTCAGGTGCATGCGGTATGTGATTACATCGATCATACGGCTGAAGGACACCACGGCACTCAAGGTGATGAGGTTGAACTTTCAGTCGTTAGGGGGGCTGTAATAACGAATGTGTCAGAGATGCCGCAATATCTATTATTCGATGGTGTCCCTGATCCCGATTACAGAAGTGAGATCAGTGAATTATCTTCGGTAACAATATCGAGTTCGTCCGTCGAACTCTGGTGGAACAATAACAGCGTTGAGGACACGGCTTATCAGATTTTTGTATCTGATCTACCGGAATCCGGATTTACCATACTCAAGGAAGTCGCTTCAGGTATTGAAAATATGGCTCTCATATCCGGTCTAACGCCCGATACAACCTATTATTTCAGAATACGTCCTATCAATGGGGATAAGTTAGGTACATTGAGCGAAAGCATAAGCGCAAAAACCTATTCTGAACTGCCCGCGCCAACATCCCTTTCCCTTACAAACAGGACGGCAACAAGTATCTCCATTGCCTGGGAATATACCGGTGAGGACTTATCAGACTTTTCTCATTATGCCATATACCGGGCTGGTAGTAATGACTCCTATAGCCAGATATCCACGGTTACAGACCGTACTATAAAAGTTTATGCGGATTCCGGCTTATCAGTTGGAGCAACTTATAAATATAAAGTTCGTGCCGTAGGCCTTAACGGCATGAGTGACTATTCTAATATACTGGAGACACGAACGATGCTACCGGAAGAAAGCTCTCCATCCGTAAAAACAGCACAAACCGACAAGCTAGGCAATAAAATAACGCTTACGTTCGATCTGGCCATTGCGGAGACAACGGATAAGACGGGGTTCACACTAACCGAAAACGGCAATGCCCGCTTAATCTCATCCGTTAAGGTAAATACGGCCAATGCTAAGGAGCTTATACTTTATGTTCCGGAGGATAGTCTTGCCGATTATGACCAGAAACTGCCGCTATATATTTCTTACAGTGGCGGAACAATACAGTCTACTTACGGGGTTGCCTTAGCTGCCTTTAGCAAAAAGATAATTAACGTAATAGGCAATTATACCGACCTTGAAGCCACGTTTAAGGTTAATTTAACAAAGGAGACAAATACCATGCCAACAGATGTAGCGTGGAATAATGCGACATGGAATGCAGAGCAGGAAAATAGATCAATAACGCTAAAGGATACTGATGAAAGAGATTCTACCGTAGTATTTTCTTCTGTCAAAAATGATAGCTATTCATTCGGTTATAACGAGGCAACTCACGGAACCTGCTCCTTTATAGATATACCTTATGAAGTATATCGTACCGGATGGGACGTTAAGAATTACATCCCTGCAAGGCTTGTATTAAGTGGACTTAACGCCGAACACCGATACACAATAAGGGCTTATGCAAGTCAAGAAGGTGGAGAGAAGTATTGTACAATGAAATCCGGCAGCAGTATCTCTAACACAACAAACAATCATGATACAACGGATAATGCCTATATGGTGTTGGAGGATATTACGCCAGTAAGTGGATCAATACCTTTAGATTTCTATACACCGGCAACTAATTCGTCCGTCTTAAACTTCTTGATAATCGAAGAGTATCGCAGTAATGATGAGCCCGCAAATACCGATGTATTTCTCCGTGAACCGACTATTATAGAAGCCGTTGACGGGGTTGTACTTACACAGGCAATTACCGTGCATCTGAATGTGATCGGCACGCCTACACACTACCGTATTTCCGAAATCGAGGATTTTACCGGTGCGGCATGGGTGACTCTTACGGGTATGGATGTACCCTTTAACCTGTCTTCCGGATTCGGGGTTAAAACTATATATGTACAGGTAAAAAATCAATATGGAGAATCCAACATCAGAAGTATTCAAGTGGAATATAAGGACGGTTATGTGGCAATAACCCTTAATTCTATTTATATCAATGATGATAGCGCCAGCACCACATCACCAAATGTTACACTTTTCGCCAGCTATCTGGGTACTCCTACACATTATAGAATTGGTGAGACAGCAGATCTTTCCGGCGCAGCATGGATTGCGTGGCCGTCAAATTCGGTTATTCCTTATGTACTATCAGAAGGGTATGGCATTAAAACGGTATACATGCAACTTAAGGACTCCCTTAATACGAGCGCTATAAAAGCTGATGTTATTACTTATACCGACATTACACCCCCTGAAGAAGAATATAAGATTATCCTTTCGTTTGGTTCGGATTGGTGGAATAATGTATATACGGAAACCTATAATAGTGAGATAATAAATATCACGCCTGCTTATGTTGACCCTGACAAGTCCGATGAAGATTTGAAAGACAAGAATAATACCGTAAGAGGTAAATTAGTAAGAAGTTCGGCTAATTTCCCGTCGGAAAACTATTACCCAATATCTGTTAGAGGATATGGAGTAAATCCAGGAGGTTTGGATGATTCTGGAGTATATCCAGCTAAATACATTAAATATAATGTTAGTGGAGATTCAGGTATAATCCTATCTTCTACGATGAAAGGCTTACAGAGATTTACCAATTTGGCAGCCGGGGCATATAAGGTGAAATTTTTAATATCTACCGATTACGATGTCTTATCCGCTGACTACTCTAAATATAAATACTCGGCTAATGATGTTGAATCTGACATTAATTTTAACCCGAAAAATAACATGACAAATTTCTTAGAGATAAATAATGTAGTAGTATCGAGTAGTGGGGTTTTGGATATCAAGCTGTGGAATACTTCTGGCGAAAACGAAAAGCCCGGATATAATTTAATTGAAATAATAAAATTAAGCTAATATAAATAATTATGAAAAAGTTAATGATCGCTTTATTTATCCTGACGATGGTGATTGCATCGTGCACAAAGGATGATGCATTTTATGTCGAGCAGACAAACTACGTGGTTTGTCCGATAGATACCACTTTGTATAAACCAATACAGGGAAATAGTATTAACAATTAAAAAAAGTCGGGGAATAAAAATCCCCGGCCGTTAGTAGAATACCACTCACATACTAAGTATTTTGAAAAAACGAAAATAGAGAAGGGTGCTTAAACAAAAGATACTACTCGTTTTTTTAGTTAAAGATACTTAACTAACACAAAGCGTTTTGCGGCTTTTAGATGGTACTAAGTATTCAGTAAGCTATTTATGTAATAATTATAATATAAAACTTATGAAACGAATAAGAATTGGTAATAATATTAATGTATCCATATCAATATATAATAATGGTATGGCGTACGATTTAACTGGAAAAACGGTTAAAACATATTTGATATCTCCTGTATCTAAATCAGAAGTCGTTCCAAGTATAAATTCAAATAATATATCGTTTATATTCTCGGGCTCTGATCAAAAAATTTGTGGAAAATATAATGTGGCGGTTGAGATATTATCAGGATCTAACAAAAATACGGTAGATAGTATAGATGGATTTAAACTTGTAGATAGAACTTGTAAAATCGGTGGGGAGAATGGAGAATTGAATATAGAGAGCCTTGTAGTATCTTTGGAAATTTAATGGTCTATTTTTATCGTTATATATTATTCCCATTTATTTTATTTTACGCCATGAAATAAATCGTAAAATATATCACAAATGGACGAAAAAGACCTACTTAAAAAATTGGACGGACTTACCGACACGATACAGGAACTAAAAAAAGACATTAGTGAAATAAAGCTTGTGTTTGAAGGCTCATCAATGGGGGCTACCGGTATGGCAACGAGAGTGTCAGAGTTAGAAAAAAAAGTGATGGATTTGAAAGTGTTTTACTGGAAAGCCGTTGGGGTTATTAGTATTTCATTCCCAATTCTTATTTATTTAATTCAGAAATATTTATTATAATATGAAAAAAGTTATAGCTTTCATTAAGGATTTGCCGCGTCAATGGCGTGCGGAAACTCCACGGATAGCAAAGTGGATAAGAAATATAGCGGGGGTATTAACGGTATCTATTCCTCCGGCTTATGCCATTGTAAATAATATGGGATCTGAAATTCCTCACTTTATGTCGGTTGGGGTTACTGTGATAACCTTTGTATGTAGTTTAATTGTGACAATAGCTGCCGGAACCAAAGAAAAGAAAGGGTAAGTTTATGAAATACTTTACAATTGATGAATTAATTTCCTCTCCAACTGCAAAAGCGGAAAAAATTGATAATACTCCTACTGATAAAATAAAGAAGAATCTTACTCTATTGGTAGATAACATTCTCGATCCATTGAGAGAAGCATATAGCAAACCTATTAAGGTAAACTCTGGATATAGATGTCCGGCGTTAAACAAAGCTGTTGGAGGTGTAAGTAACTCAGAGCATTTAACGGGTAACGCTGCAGATATTAGCATAGGCGGGCCAAAAGAAAACAAGGTTTTATTTGATCTTATTCAAAAACTTCATCTTCCTTTTCGGCAATTATTATGGGAACATGGTGGTGCATGGGTACATGTGTCATATAACCCAAATGATATTAAAAGGGAAGTGAAAAACATTGGATAATATGAAATTACTCCCGTGGATATTGGTTGTATTACTAGCATTAGGATGCGTTTATCTGTATTTGCATCCCGGAAATAATAATGCTGTTTTGTCAGATACGATAACGTATGTAGATACGGTTAAATACAGAAAGCCTGTGCCTATAGATAGCGTTGTTGTACGACATGAAATTGCTGTGTTACCAAAATATAAGGATACGCTTATCAAGCATTATGATACGTTAAAAAGCGATTCAGTAAAGGTTGTTATTCCTATCACGCAGAAAATATTTAAAGAGAAGGGGTATGAAGCTTGGGTATCAGGATATAAACCTAATTTGGATAGTATACATACTTTTATTCCTACTACAATAATAACAAATACCCCAAAGATAAAAGATAGGCGTTTAGGGCTGGGAATATCTGCGGGATATGGCTTTATTAACAAGGGATTTTCACCTACTGTTTCGGTAGGAATATATTATAGGATTTGGTAACTTAAAAATTAAAAGTCATGGGAAAGAAAGGTGGAGGCGGTGGATGTAAATAATTCATAGCCAAATAGCGGGGAATATCTCCGCTATTTATGTATAATCAAGTTTTATCGCTTTGGTATAGATGCATTTCTGTTTTTTTGTGGAAATAATCATTTCAATGAAGATAATTATATCAAAATCAGAAGTATATAAAGAAGTTGAAAAACAATCTTCTATTGCCGCTAGCGTGCTTATAGGCGCAGATTCTCCAAGGTATGAGGATGTGAGAGTGACTGAATACGATTATGAAGTATTGGATACATTTTGGAGAGATGGCGTAAATTCAGCCATTCAGCTTTTTACTAGATATATAAGCAATCAAACCGTATCATCTGATCTTTCTACTTTTGATGGTACGGAAAATCTTACTATTGGTGCTGATATGCCAGATGCTTTTAATGATTTGCTGATTGGCAGTATCACTACAGGTTTGAAAATGATGCTTTCGTGCAACGTGATGTCTGGATGGATGGGGATAAAGCTCCCTAATGCCGCACAAAAATACAAAGATGATGCGCTTGGATATGCAAATGATATAAAGCTTAAGTTATTATATCGTTCTGCTCCTGCACAAAACAGGTCTTCCATTTTTGAAAGTGATACAACTGTAACGCAGGATAGTGATTATTTTGGTACAAAAGGAGCGGAGACTACAATTCAAACCGGAGAAGATTATTTTTCTCCTAAATCTGCGGAAACAATTGTTGAAAATGGAAGTGACTATTTTAATAGCAAGTCCGCTGATACTGATAAGGAAGAAGTTTCTGATTATTTCGGTATAAAAAACGGTGATGCTAATATCGAAAAAGGAGATGAATATTTTTCTTCCGGTGGAAATGATACTGCTGTAGAGATAGAGGAAGATTATTTTAATGCTAAGCCCGCTGATACCCAAGTAGAAAAAGATGAAGACTATTTTTTAGAAAAAAATGTCGATACTAATGTTCAGATCAATAATGATTATTTTGGAAATAAAGATGCTGATACGGATGTAGAGAATGCATCTGATTATATGGTAGAAAAAGAAGATGATAATTTAATATTAAACCAATATGAAAACTGTAACAATCACCCTTGATAGAGGGGAAATAATGAGTGACATAGTAAGTGCTGCTCATGTAGTAGGTAGAAGAGTGTCTATTCCCGGGCAAGAAGAAAAAGCCGCTGATATCCAAACTCCAGAGGAAGGACCAGATAAATATATCGTTGCTCGTGCAATGGCTGAAGCTTTGTCTAATGCTCGCGAGAAATGTGCTAGATACCTGGCTTCCGGTAGATTGGCCGATAATAATTCATTGGAAGATATCACTGGAAGTTATGTATTAACTCTGAATATGCCGGAAAGATGGAATTTTGGTGCTACAACAAAGCTAACAAATTCCATTCATAACCACGTAGTGAGTTTCTGTCTATTTAGTATTTTCGAAAAAACTAAGCCGGATGAGGCTAAAAATTATTTCGATAAGTCCACTATGGAATTAAACGGAATAAAACCTATTCTCGAATTACGTACCGGGCCAGTGAGAGCATCTTCAACTAATTTGTATTAATGCAAAAAGACATTCGCTATACTGGAATAACTCAATCTCTGTCTGACTTGGATTGTCCGGACGGGGATTTGAGTTTGTCTCACAACATCATAAATGAGAATGGTGCTATGCGCCCTATTATATTCCCTGATGCTGAATTCACAATGGGAGAAGGCGAAGTATTATTTTTTGTTCACTCTACGGCCAATTACAAGAATTATATCTATCAATCAGGAAATAATATAAAGGCTTTTAGAATGAGCCCGGGTAGGGTGGATTATAATTTTACGTTTAATTTTATCACTGGAGAGACACTTAAAAAGATAGAATCGATAGGGAATACACTTATTTTCCTTACGGATCAGCGAATGTGCTATGTTTTATTTAAAACTGATAATTATATAGCACTTGGAGATACTATACCGGAGTGCGAAATAAGTTTTGGCCTTAAGACTAATACGAAAATGTATTCTAGTTTAGGAGATAGATCTAGTACGTATGGCAAATTCACTGTCACGTTTGATTCCATATCTTCCGGTAATATATACAATGAATTTTCGGATAGTAATAAAACCAATATAACAAGTCAGGTTTTAGCTAAAGTAAACAAATACATAAAAGAGGCTGCTACGGATGAAGGCAAGTTCTTGTTTCCGTTTTTTGTCAGGTATGCCTTAAGAATGTTTGATGGTTCTCTTATCCACCATTCTGCTCCTATATTAATGATTCCTTCAACCAAAGCTAATCCTATTGTTGTATGGGATAAGCCATCTAATAGTTCATATTCTAGTGCGGAACTTGATATATTTGGAAACCCGTGCGATTTGGATTATAAAATTGTTTCCGATATGACAAGTTTGAAAAATTGGAGCGATATAGTTAAAAGCATTGATATTTTTATATCAGAACCGCTATCTACGTATGATCAAAACGGGCAATGCACCTCGTTTTCAACTCCTACAAATTTTGATTCATTCATGGTTGGAAAATGGGTATCCGGGGATTCTGAAAATGCCAATAGAACAATAACGGAATTGGCTGATAATTTTTATCAAAAATGGGCGTTATTAGATTTATATTCTTTATCCCATGGTGGAAAAGACCCAACTATTCTTTCTTTACCAGAGGCTAAGGTAAGTGACAAAATCAATGAAGCTTCTAATTTTTATTTATTGTCATCTATTGACATAAATGGTTATACTGAAACGACAAATAGAGCAGATATACAAATTGACGAAAAATATCTGGGGAATATTGTTTTAAAAGAAAGAATGACGGACGATTATCAATCTCATGATAAATTGATACCGTCATATTCTTTTGCCTACAATGGAAGGCTCAATATTGCTAACTTAAAAAAAGAATTATTTAAAGGATATGATAGTGTTTCTATGTGCCCATTCACTAATGGACGTATAGACTATTCATATACAGGAGGATTGGAAAGTGCTGTAGATAATACAAGCCTATCATTATACCCCCAATTAGTTTATACTTACGTTTATGATGATAAGGAAACGATATTATTAAATACGTGCTCTTTAAGTTTTACTGACTTTGGAAGATATTTATTCTTTCCAAACGCTAAGGCAACAAAGATGATAATAAAGCATATTGCAAGATATGTAAATGAAGTTGCCGAAATTGAATATGTAGAACTTAAGCTAAAAGAGCATACAGGACTAAACGGGTCGTTTTTCTTTTCTGATTTTTATGGGTTGGGTAATTTGACTACTTCGGTTCCAACAGAAAGTACGGACAGAACCATAGAATTACCAAATAAAATATATACCTCGGAAATTGGAAACCCATTCTATTTCCCGTTATCTGGAATAAACACCGTTGGAGTAGGTAAAATACTAGGAATAAGCTCCACAACTAAAGCCTTGTCTCAAGGACAGTTTGGTCAATTCCCGATGTTGGTATTTGCTACGGATGGTATTTGGGCTATGGAAGTAAGTTCTACCGGATTATATTCTGCTAAACAACCCGTAAGCAGGGATGTGGTTTCTAATCCTAGTAGTATTACACAAATTGATGGCGCGGTGATATTTATATCAGACAGGGGAGTAATGGTCATTGATGGGAGTTCGGTTAATGGATTGTCCTCAATGATGGACGGTCCGTCGTTCAATGTTTCAACGGTGGTTAAACTTGATGATATATTAACCATGGAGGAATTGATATCTGAAATAGGAGATATAGGGTCATTTAAGGATTACTTGTTTTCTTGCAAGATAGCATACGATTATCCTAATTCAAGACTTATTTTCTTTAGAGACGATAAACTATATTGCTATGTTTATTCCATATCAGGGAGTTCATGGGCAACCGCTTCTTCTACTTTTGAACAGTCAATAAGCGATTATCCTAATTCTTATCTGCAAAAATCAAATGGGGGAATATTAGATATATCTACGAAGATTGATTTTGACTCTTCAAAATCGGTTAAGACGTTTATGCTTTCTCGCCCTATGAAGTTGGATGATGATGTTTACAAGACAGTGAACATGATTATCAACAGGGGAAGAATAAATAAATCTATCGGAGCAGTAATTCTATTTGCTAGTTCTGACGGAGTTTCTTATTATCCTGTTGGTAGTGCTATGGGACAGCAATTGTCAAGATTGCAAGGATCTCCATATCGATACTTTAGGATTGGAATTATTAGCACTATGCAATCAAATAAGGCTTTATCGGCTACTTCTGTTTATTATACACAAAAATGGCGCAATAAGGCCAGATAATTATTAATTAAAAAAGTATATTATGGGAAAAGTTAAAAATGAGCTTGAAGCTTACGGAAAAATTGAAGAACTTGAACAAAGGGATGATATCACGAAACAACCGGCTATCGCTGATTTAGCGTCTCAAACGGCTTCTGATATGGTTGCAAAGGTCAATGCTATTTTGGCGGCATTAAGAAGTGCTGGAGTAATAGCTTCCTGATATTATTAAAATTAGAAAAGGGCATGCGTTTAAAACATGCCCTTTTTAGTTTAGTATAATTCTTGTGATGATTGGGTAATATCCGTTTTCTTCTTCGCCTATTCGGAAAGAAGCTCTTTGCGTCCCAATAGGTATATCAGGCAAAGAAAGCACCTTTCGACAAACATCTTTTGATCGATATCTCCAAAATGATTTTTTATTATCAAATGGTTTTATGCCGTTTTCATCAGGTTTTGCGTACAAATCGTTATCTTCATTAATGAAAAATGAGAGATTTGGACATGAAAAGAGGCGCATTTTATCTACGCCTCTTTTTCTTATTTCTATTAATCCATCTTTTCGAAATCGAATGTCTGGATTCGGTTTGTTTATTTGTTGCATATACGCCAATACTTTAACCCGTTAGCATTTTCTTCTTTTACCTTAAGTATAGCTCCAGTAACAATGCTAATACCTGTTACTCCAACAAAGTACTCAATAGATGGTATTGTCCACACAAAACTAGCAGGATGACGCTTATCTTTTGTTGTGGTCACCATAGTACACTGAGTCTTGAATGTATCAGAGTTTTCCTTTCTTACTATGGCAAACTCATTTGTGCCTTTTATTTGCACAATTTGGATAAACCAAGGGCTTTTCCCTTTTGGAAAGTTCATTGCTTTAAATAACTTTCTACTCATTTTTACCGGTGATTCCGGATCATTTTTAATTTGGATGTACATTATTTCTTTATCATTTTAATTAATAATATTATCTACATAACTCAAAACGGCAAATCGTCCTTTTCGTATACAATAGGAGTTTGCTCTTTAGGACTTATATCACCGGAGTATTGGGGATCTTCAACGCTCAGTATTTTAGCTCCCCAACATGTAATAGTGTTAAACCATCGATCTTGCCACTGTCTAGCGTCGATTTCCAGCTCCACTTCAACAACTTGACCAACAGTCAAACCTAGTGAGTCTATTCGTTGACCGGAAACTTCAAAGCATACGTTTTTTACGTATTGCCCCGGTTCGGTTAATACATATTCTTTTTTTCTCCATTCTTTGCCGTTTTTCCCGGTTCCTCTCTTTTCAGGCATTTCGGCAATAATTTTGCCCTTAATTGTTATTTTCATATGCTTACACTACTTTTTTACCCCAATTCCAAGCGGAATACAAGGCGTTTGTTAATGTGATTTTTTCGTTTTTATTAACGAAAGAAAAAGTGTTTGCGTACAATGCTGGGTACATAGTACGGTTATACCTTTCTTTCATCTTTTTTATTAGCTTTTGTTCTTCTTCAATAGCTTTGTTCCTCAAGATCCCTCTCGTAGTAATTCTATCTTCATCTTTATAGCGGAATATCCATTTTTGATAAAATGGTTTCCCTTTTCTTAAAGCTTTTGCAAGACCGAAAAAGCTGCATTTAAGCGTTCTTGCAGCTTCCGAAATGCTTTCATGCTCCGCGATTATATGACCCGTTAAATCATATTGAATTATTGGAGTCGCATTTTTGCTGTTTTTCATTCTTCTATTATTTTGAGTCCGTATATTTTGGCTGCGCAGTACTCTAGTATGCAGCCTCTTGATTTCTTCCAACCGGAGCAAAGAAAAACGGTATCGCAATGGTCTAAGATATACTCAATGTCTTTTCCCATGAAATACCCGTAGCTTTGCCCGTTATCCTCTACAATGTCAAAAGGCGAAATGGAGTTAGGTATTTGTTCCTTAATCCGTTCCGCCTTTTGCTTCTGTTTGTTAATGTCATGTCCCGTTATTGGGATGCTGATGTAGACTTGCTTCATGCTTCAATATTTAAAAACCAATATTTGTCAGCCTCCTTAATTAGCCCCATATAAGCGAGTGTGTAGAGCCTTTGTTTCTTAATCATTTGTTTTTCATCTGCTCCATTGTCTATTGCCCGAATTTGCCTGTCGGGCATACGGTTATGCTCTAAATCCGCTATTTTCACCTTTCTAGCAATGCGGTTACTTGAAAGTTCAGCAATATACCACATATATGGTATACCATTCTTATGAGTGAGCAAATTGATGGCTTCGGCTTGAATATCCGTAAGACCTTGATTCTTTAACATATTTAGAGTTATATCTGTATCCTCTACAACATCATGTAATACGGCGCATACTTTCTCGTCTTCGGTATACATACGGCTCATTACCCAAAGTGGATGTAAAATATATGGATCTCCACATTTGTCTTTTTGCCCGTAATGGGCTTTCATAGCTATGATTATTGCATTTTCTATATTCATGGTTTCTTTAGTTTTTTAATCCATTCAATTGAATTACAAATAGTTCCTTTTTCGTCTTCCATAGTAAAATCACATTCCTGTGAAGCAGCATCATCGATTGCCTGATTATAAGAGTCCTTTTTGGCTTTATCAAATAGCAATTGTATCTTATAATTAGCCATTTCGCTAGTACCAAATTGACTATGTATTTTGCAAACTTCTTCTTGTATATTCATCTTTTTACTTCAATTAAACTATTGTTTTCAATTGATTTTCTAATATATCTCATTAAAGTAATTGGTTTATAAGAGGATAAAAATGTAGTTGTACCTACATCTTCTTTGTTATTCATATCTACTGGGAAAGTAATCTTTCCATTTGGGTGCTCTATGCTGTAATATAGAACTCCTGCTATTGCATAGTCAAATTTAGCTTCACTTTGCAACGTTACAATTTCTTTTAATGTCATGACTTATTGTTTATATGATTAAATACTGTATCATCCACGCTCAAATCTATAACAGCCGGAAATGACTTTACATAGTTGAAGAACTTGAATAACTTCATATCGTCAGCTCCGCAACGGGAGATTAGCAAGCGGATGAATTGATATATCATATCACTGTCACGACCAAAATCTTCCTGTTCTTCTTCGGGGATATGGGTAATTTCGTGTTTCAGTCCCTTTATAGCATGTATTGCAGTATTGAAATTACGCTTATCTTGCTGTCTATAATCCTGCCCATCTTTTCTTAATAGTTCCCTTGCGTCCATGAGATTGGTTTCAAGCACATCCGCCATTACAAAAAGCAGATTGCTTGTATTCATTTTATCGGTATTGGTTCCGTTCATAGTTTTACTTCTTTTATTCCACCTACGCATGAGGAGTAATTAATTTTTCCGTAGATATAATCCGGATTATCATTATCTGGAATAGCCTCAATTAGAGTAATTTCTTCCAATCCCTCTTCTTTTGCTTCTTCTATAAAATGAGATAAAGGATATGCGCATTCTGAATCCTCATCTTTAAAATAAAGTTGTTCTTTCATTGCTGTCCCTCCAACTTATTTTTAAATCTATTAAGATCATGTTCAAAGCAAGCTCCCCAAATGTCTTTATAGGCGTATTTAAACGCTTCAACTGCTTTTTCTTTGGTTTCTTTAACCGCCATTTCAATGGCTTTCAAAGCGTCTTCCTTAGATATAACTGGGCAATCCGGATTATTAATCACAAAGCTTTCTGCTTCAATGTATTCTTTTGCTTTCATGATATTCCGTATTTCTCTTTTAGTTTTTTCAATTTTACCTCGAATTCAATCTCATCATTATTAGGAGATTCCCAATAATAATCATAAGCTTGATCTATGCAGACTCTAAAATCTTCATCAGATACACCGCAATCTTCCATGTCTTCATACATATTTAGCTTCTTTGCCAGTAAACAACATGAAACATGAGCCCTATTTTCGTAGGTTTCTCCATCGCATATATTTTTCTGCCATTCGTATTTTTCACCGATCTCTATTGTATTGCTACATAGATCGCAGAAATGATCTTTTCTTGCGGTTATAATTTTTGAAGCTAATGTTTTAATCATACTGTTTTTTTGATATCAATTCGTTATAATCATTGCACCTATCTATAGCCTCGTCAAGACAACTTGAACTCTTGTATAGTTCAAAAGCGATTATTTCAAGAAATTGCTCTGAATCTGTACACTCGTAAAATTTTCCTTCCGGTATGGGGAACATGCTCCATTCCCAATTGGTGAGTAAGGTGTAACTTTTTCTATCTGGATCAACACCAATACGAGTATACACCTTTTCTATATCGTCCGGCTTATATTGTATAAGTCCTAATTTATCTAAGGAATTCTTGATTTCTTTGCTATAACCTATAAAAACAATTGGTTTACCTTTCACCTTTAAATATTCTTCTGCTTTCATATTCGTTTATTTAATTGCATGTCTAATTTTTACAACTTCTAGCCTTTCAGAGAAGGTCTTATTCGTTAATTCATTGAGATTACCATTCCCCAGATAGTATTCTTCATCAATACATTCTTGAAAAGCATTTGCGTTTAATTCATTATCGCATCTTTCGTACATATCCAATTCACTAGCGATTGCTGAACACGAACAATGAGCTTTCCATTCATATAATTCTCCGTCAGATACTATTTTTTGCCAATCGTATTTTTCTCCAGCATTGATAATTCCTCCGCAGAAATCACATTTATGTTCCTTTTTGGCGGTTCTTATTTTCGAATCAAGTGTTTCCATTCTCTTTTTTTATTTAATTTGTTACAAAGATTAATCCCCTTAATCAAAGTAAAGGGGTTGTTAGTGTTCTTAGGGAAGTACTGCCATATCCTTTGATTTGGATTGGCTACATAAGAATTATACCCGTATATGCTTATGCAGTGCTTCCTGACGAATCTTAAGGCTTTTGTTTTCATGTCTCTAAATATTCGTCATACAACCAAACTTCTACCTTTCCATTTCTGTAATCAATGGAGTATATTACTCCTGCCATCATGGAAATATCTGCCATGTCGAAATTATGGATTTTATAAGGAAGATTATATTCTTCCTTAGTGATTGCAATATATGGACATGGAAAATCAAGGCTTCCAAATCCAAAACCGTTTTCTCTTAGCCATTTTTCAGCAGCATACATTCCGGTGAATGTTCCATATTCACCGCCCGTGTTTTCAAACACCTTTTTAAATTTCGGTGCTCTTGGTCTGAAATTGATTGTTCTTTTCATATCTTTTGTTTTTTATCCTACTTCCATTAAATCAAAATAAACTTGCCTGCACTAATATACCTTTATCTGTCTTAATCTCCCCGAAGCACTCTCGTCTGAATCGTTCTTCTTGCGCATCGAAATAATCCTTATCTATTTCACAAGCGTAGAAATCAAAACCCATTTTATATGCAGTAATTCTACTGCTTCCACTTCCAAGATGGGTATCAAGTATTTTATCTCCAGCTTTACAAAATTTTTTCATCAGAAAATGGTAAATAGGTGTTGGCTTCTGAGTAGGATGGATTTTTATCTCCTTATTTGCCCCCCCCGTATTGGATAAATGAATAATGGAAGCTGGTACATCGAATGAAGTCCATGCCAATTCTACCTGACTAAAATTTTCCCATGGTTGCATTTTATCCCATATTACTATTCCTCTAGTGGGAGGAAGATTAAAGTAATTGCCTCCCCATATTATTTGATTTTTAGATACTCTGAATAATTCATCAAAATATTCTTTATCTGGAGGGAAAAAGTCCCATTCACATGACATGGTGTTTAATGCACGGTTCTTCAATTTTCCTGAACCTTGATTTAATCTCCCCTTTTTCAATTGTTGAGCGACACTTTCACCGTTGTACCCTCCATGTTTACGGTTCATATTGCTGCCCATTGTCATATTTGGAGCGTTTATACCATAAGGAGGATCTACAATTGCAACATCTATACATTTATCTGGCAACGTTTTCATATAGAGCTTACAATCTATATTGTGCGCTTCGCTAATCGGTTTCATATCAAATTCATTATCACGTTAATACTTTGTATAATCTCCACTATCAGGTATATCATCATCCCTACTGATAGGACTATTAATAGTTTCTTTTTCATGCTACATTTTTCTTTAGTTCCCGCAATTTCTTACAAAGAGCCTCGCATAAAACTCTAGCCATATTTACCTCGACAGCGTTTCCGATGAATTTCTTCTGATCCGCCTGGCTGCCGATGAGTACATAATCTTCTGGAAAACCCATAATGCGTTTTAATTCCGGTATGCGAAGCATCCGCATCTTAATATCCACGATACCATATAAGGCCATAAACTCTTTTATCTTCTTAATCATCGGACTATCGGTGTCATAAATTTCATATACTAATCCCTGATCTGTAGCTTTGATAAATGAGGGAAAATCACCGTTTCCCGATGCTTCAATCAGGTAAGGTGGACGTTTATCCATCCGTGCAATAAGAGTAAAGCAAGGATCATTAATGTTACCACCTGTACTCTTAAATTGCGGGTTCATCAGATAGTGCCATTTCCTATTTGCAGTAATGGTTTGAGCTGGATCGTCAATTGAGCTTCCCACATTGCCGAAATTGGTATTCATCACCCATGGTTTGCAGCTTACTAGATTGTATTTAGGGTTCTGAGTAAGGCACCCTAATGGTTTATCGGTAGTCGTTGGTTTGCTTTGTCCGTATTGCTGATCAATAAAAACCGGATTTACCAACCGCTGTTTGGGAATGGTAGTAACACCAGGACATGGGTCATTAATATCTGAATGTTGACCTCCACCAGAATAATAGTTAGCGAAGAAGGGAGATATTAGTGAAAGTCTATCTTTTGTCAATAGAGTAGGACATGGCTTATTAATATCTTTTCCAGAATCTTTAAAACTATATGAACAAAGAAATCGACTATCTATAAGCGCTAATCTGTCTTTACATGTAATAGTCGGTGCCGGTTCGTCTACTGAATGATTATGCCCGTTGCCATAATAAGCAGATACGAAAGCATGATGATCTTTGCAGGTAATTGCCCCAGCCGGTTCGTTAACAGAAATATTTTTGCTGTCCGGATGTCCGCTGAATTGTTTGGAAAGGAAGGATACTTGTACTTTTGCAAAACGATTATTGGTAGTTAGTACTCCGCAAGGTTCATCTACAGATTTACATGTATCTTGAGGACGAACGGTATTATAGCGAGAGAGAAAAGCATCTTTTCCACCACCGGGAAACTTAATTAACCCGGCATATACTCTCCCATAAGTATTTTCGGCTAACGGTGGGTTACGAAATATAGTTTTACCTTCATCTGAAAAATCAAGCACATCCTTTACTCCATTCCATGGCTTCAATTTTTTTTCCTTATTTTGAGGTTCGCTAAACAATGATAATTGTTTTTCACTATATTTTTTTTGAGCTGTAAGAAGCTTTTTCCTTGAAGCATGCGTAGGCTGAGGGAATACTATCGGTAATCCTTTCTTGGCAAATATTCCGAAGAAACGTTTACGGGTAGTATATGCTGCATAATCGGCAGCATTGAGGATACGAAAATCAAAATCATACCCATATTTCGTTACTTGACGCTTCCACAGTTCATACGAACGACCTTTGTCTTTGGATATTGGCTTTCCGTTTTCGTCCATATCGCCCCAGCACATAAATTCTTCTACATTTTCAATTTGAATGTAATCCGGGTCAATGGCTTCAATATAACGAAACAGGTGTTCGGCAAGTGTCCGGCTGTCCGCATCACGGGGCTGACCGCCTTTGGCTTTGCTGAAATTAGTGCATTCCAAACTGGCCCATAAAACAACTCGCGCTTCTGGATACATCCGTTCGCACTTTTTGATATGTGCTATCAACGGGGATAACTCCAACGTTCGGATATCTTCTGTAAAGTGTAACGCATCCGGATGATTGGCTGCATGAGAGGCAATGGCATTTGCATCATGGTTTACACAAGCAATTACTTTAGCACATTGCTCTTTGTCAACGCGAGCGTTATCTACACCTGTAGATGTTCCGCCAGCCCCGCAAAAGAGATCAATATATAATAAATCTATCATCTCACATATATTAAATAGTTGGCATTCCAGTAGACCGCAAAAAAGAAAGCCGCAAACACGATTGTAATTACGGCGTAACTAAAAAGTAATTTTTTGCTCATTTTAGTAATTCTGGATTATCATGAATATTTCCAACTTTAGTCAATCCGACATCAATTGAAAAATCACTCAGCCAAGCATCTTCAAAAAACCATCTAAATTCCGCTTCTTTAGAAACGTCATTGTTCCTCATGATTTCATAATGTTCAACTGGAATTAAGTAGAATATAGCATATTGTGGTATCCACATAACCACGGAATAAGAAACGTTATCTCCTTCATCCGTTTCTTTGGTATGCCGGAATATGTCACCCTCAAATATCCTTTTATCTAAATCAGATTTTCTTTTATCCGCCAAAAAACCTGTAAACTGACTAACGGTTGACGGATCAACGTCAATAAGAGCGTCTGTCAGTTTAATATTATCAAATACAAGTGCGCAAGAAGGCAATATAAAATGCCTCATAACTCCGTGTATTACTATTCTTTGATAGCATCCATATACCCACTGCCCGTTATCTTTCCGTTTTCCACGAAATAATATTTCACGCATAATCATTACAATTTAAGCTTGTCTTTTATTTCTTCAAATTCGGGAAGTTCTTTTAAAGACTTATATCCGTTTTCAATTCCCCATCTAGCATAGGCTTTAGCCTCTCTATCAGAAAGATGGTAACCTTTGTCACTTATCATAATGTTAGCGGCACTTCTATTTTTGTACCACGTCAAAAAACCTAATAAATCTATATCCATAATTGTTATTCTTTAGTTGTTCGGAAATACTTAATAGATTATTCTATTTCTTCTATTCTTCTAATCTCTACATATCCCAATTCTTGCGCTTTTTGCATTGCGCTAAACACAGTATCATCAACTTCACATTCTGTAGTGAAATTGAGTGTGGTTGATTCCTTTATTCTGTATTTCTCCTTGGTTTTCCGTATAATATCTAATGTGGACTTTTTAGTCCAATAAATGAGAATGCGTTTCATTCTTCATTCCATTTTTTCGGTTTCTTGGGCTTATCATCAAATTTATGAGCCCGATTGTATTTATAGTTGCCAATATCAAATCTCATATTGTGTGCCCTATTGCGAGCTTCTACAATAAAAGAATAGGCCTTACATGCTTCGTGATCTCCACCTGCTGCCATAGCAAGTATGTTTTCCTCGTATTCTTCCCTTGTGATAGAATCTGCATATATGGTAGGGGATGGGGATTCGCTTGAATTATTTATCACCTCATCCCTTTGTTTGTCATAAGCGGCAAACCAACCCATTATTGTGCCTCCGTCTATGACCCCGTAAAACTTGCCGTATGCTTTTGTGGACATGCGGGCTATTTTAAAGCATAAGCACACATCTTCAATTCGGAAATAATAGTATTTTGTAAGAATGTCATCAACAAGGTTTTTTACAAGAAAGCTATCCATATCTGTTTTTTTCCTGCCAAAGTATCTTAGCATTCCGTGTATAAAAGAGATAATAAGCGATTGTATTACATCATAATTTATTCTCTTCCATTCAGATAATTGTATTGGAGGAGCGTTTATAGCCTCTTTTATTGAAATAATGCTACTGCTTATTCCCTTGCAATATGCTGTCGGCGACGTCAAAAATGTTTGGACTATTTCTGACTTCTCTTTCGTTGTTATTAAATATGTATCCATCTTTTAATTCAAATAATCCAGACCAACCATTCCCAATTGATTGCCCAACTATACGAGCGGCTATTTCTTGGTTCCCGTTAGATAATTCATATAAGCGATGGAAGCATGTTTCTATTCCCATTTGCCCATATGTAAATTTCTTTTCGGTTTTCTTCCATTTTATCCATGTCTTAATAATCTCTATGTATTCATAAGGAACAAAAGAAAGGTCAAGCTCTTTTTTACCTGACCGCTTCTTTAACGCTGCATTATATCCGTCAATCCATGCCTGGCGGGTATCCGACTTATTGCGCTTGGCGTATTCATCGGCTTGTTCAATTATGGTTTTCATATCAAACGTTTTTTAATGTTTTAATTTCAAACTCAATATATTCTTTTCCTTTCGGAACAATCTCTGTTTCAACGGTTGCTTTTCGGATCAACTTGTCATTAAACCCGTACTTCTTGCTCAGTATATCCTGAGTTGGTTTAATTGGGTTATCCCAATCAGACGCAGAACTGCTAAATCCAAATTTGAAATGCAGCTCATAGGGTGGGGGTGGAAGTTTTATTTTTGGAAGTAACCAGAGCAAACTGTTCTGATATCTCTTATATTCATCTGTACGGAAGCGACGACCTTTCCATGCGTCATTAACGGACATTGGTTTAATGTCTATATGTATCATAAATTAAAGTATCTGTTAGCTGCGCACTCATCATGTTGGCTGATCATTTCGATTATTTCTTTCTGTCCTTTCCTGAATGATAAATCATTGTCGTATTTAACATGACATTCCGGGCATCCTATTCTAAGATTCCACGGTTCTAATATGTATTCAGGGAATAGGGATCTAGGAAGTAAATGCATAAGCTGCGGTGTAGGTGTATATCTATGGCATATGCAACAATATTGAGGAAGGTCCTTTTTTATCTTCGCAAGTTCAAGGTTTATGGATACTTGTTTCTTGCTTACTTTACGCATAGTTTAAAAAGTTTGCAGATTAGGCTGATAACCACATAGCGTATAGGCCATGTAATTACAGTGAGTATTGTTTTCATGTAAAATAGTATGTTTTATTATTGGTGCCGAATTTTTGCACCTTTATGGTGGTAGTAAATGGGAAATCATTCTTCGATATCTTTCCCAATGCGTCTTTTATAGGCTTAGCGTTCGTAAAGAACTTGCATTCCTGCCCGTCGTGACGGATTTTTAAAATATACCGGTCTTCGCCGTGTTCGGTTTTTATTCCAGATTCAAAATCAAGAACTTCAATCTCGCAATTAAGTATATCAGATATGGATATTTGCGGGACTTGGAAGATATTGCTATTTTTTAGCACGTCTATCCCAAAGTCTGAGAACTTCTTCATTTTTAATTATTGTTTTTATTAGATGCCTGGAATTACAATGTTTTGCCCATCCAAGCCATGAACATATTCTTATCTTATATTCTTTTGGGTCCATGTTCTTTTTGTTGAGCTTGGCAACCATCCTACAGAAGTTCTTTTTTATGCCTTTTCGCATCATTATATGATTATGATAGAAGACATATCCAAGAAAGTCAATACCTCTAACATCTGCCGGGAATATCTGATAATTTCCTTTAAGTTTTACATTCAAAATATTCCCCATATAGGATTTAATCTCTTCCAAAAGGCAGTGTAGTTTCTCTTTTTCACTATCTAATATCACCATATCATCCGCATATCGGTAGTAATACTTGATCCTCTTTTCTTCTTTCAACCAATGATCGAAGTAGGAGAGATACAAGTTAGCGAAAAATTGGGATAGATAGTTTCCTATTGGTATTCCCGGAGCGGAATTTATAATGTCGTCTAAGAGATTAATCAGCCTTTTATCTTTTATTTTCTTACGTATTATACCTTTTAGAACATCATGATCAACGGACGGGTAGAATTTGCGTATATCCATTTTCAGGCAATATGTCGTTCCCTCAATGTCTTTTAAATCTCGTTTGATATGTTTTAGTGCTCCATGTATTCCTTTACCTTTAATGCAAGAATAGGTATGGGAAATAAATATAGAAGTCCATATATTTTCTAAAACATTCATTATCGCATGATGAACAACCCTGTCTCTGAATGGCAACCGATATATCTCCCTTTCTTTCGGGTCATAAATAGTGAATATATCGTATGCAGAAGTTTTATATCTATCTTCCATCAGTTCGGCTTGCAGTAAACGAATGTTGTTATCCAGATCTTTTTCAAACTGGATAACTCCATATGTTTTACCCTTACCTTGTCTAGCTTTTGAATAAGCAAGGTATAGATTATCTAAATCATATACTTTTTCGTATAAATTCCCAAATCTTTTCATAAGCCTTTGTTTCTAATAAGAGCGTTCGGATTATTCCTACTAGCACCGTTTGAAGAGTTGTTTTCCACCAAGTGGTGAGGTTCTCTCTCCCTAAAAATATATTTCTACATAGGTGAGACCTGCTACCTGCGTTCGCATTCGAATAATCGTAATTCGTATTGTTGAAAGCGAAGGAAGAAGAAGATGGGAGGGAGCCGCCTTTTTTATTTATCCGATTTGAATTTCTTTCCAGAGCTCAATGAATTGCTTACCCGCGTACTCTGCGAGCTCTCGTGTTTTAAATCGGAGGCGAGACCCGCTACCCGCGCACGCAACCGAAAAATCGCAAAGCGCACTGACGAAAGCGAAGGAAGAAGAAGACATTACAAAATATGGATAATATTTACACTCATTCGCGTTATCCCAATTAGGAATCCAACCCTCATTCAATGCTTCGGCAATTACAATCATCTTGTATAAAGCCTCAAAGTGTTTTCGCATATCTTTGGGTAACATAGAAAAATCAGGAACATCCGGTCTTCCGGTTTCTTCCCGTGCGTCCTCGAATGTTTTGATCCTGTCCGTTATGTTTTGATTTTCAAAAGTATCTTTACCATACAAGTTTTCAAGAAGCTTCTTCCCTTTGTTGTCCGCTTCGTTCCATGCTCTAAGCGCATTCTTTTTGTCTACTGTAAGTTCCATATTCTATAAAATAAATTGTTTCCATAAATCAATAAACTGTGTTCCGCAATATTCCGCTAATTCGCTCGTTTTAAGAACGAGGCGAGACCCGCAACCCGCGCCCGCAGCCGAATAACCGTACGTCGTATAGTCGAAAGCGAAGGAAGAAGAAGAATTATTGCATCTAAACCATGGATAATAACGACAGATGCTGCTGTCAAACATATCTGGTTCCCATCCTTCATTGAGAGCCTTAATGATTACCTTTAACTTTTGGTAGGCAATATCATCGGGGGTCATTCCTAGATCGGTAAGTTCTTCCTCGTTAAGCGGTTTGATGCCCAATTCTTCACACGCATCTTCGTAAGTCTTTACTCTGTCGGTAATTTTACCGGAAAATAAATCCTTACCGAAGGACTCTTCCAAGATTGATTTAACTTCTGATGAGCCTGTTTTATGCAGTTCGCGGGCTTTTTCGTCTGAAATCTGTAATGTTTTCATATTTGTTTTAATTTTTTTTGATAAATAAAAAGCCCCGAACCAATTAAGGAACGGGGAGATGATAAAATAGGCTAAATCTTATTTCAGTATTTCCAATATCTTTGTTTCTGTAACGCTGCCGAGCCTGAAATCTTGCATACCTTGTTTAAGGTGCTCATTTACGAGTTTTGTAGCACCTTCTACCGTTTTTGCATTGCATAGCAGATAGTAGGGGTTTTCCTTTTCCTTTCCCTTGTCGTCCACAAAGATGTCAATCACCTTTGCCTTATAGTAGGTTTCATCTCCTTCATTAATAACTTCTATTATCCGGCTTCTCTTCACGGCCGTAACATCGCAATTCCCGTTATTGATTTCCATTCCCTTACATTCCGCTTCGGCATGGAGTTCGCAATCAAAGAGATACTGTTCAGTTATTTCTTTCTCTTTGCCTTTTTCGTCAAGAGCATTGTATTTTACCTTTATTTCATATAGCATGGTTAATGATTTTAAATTTTCTTTTTAAGTTTCTTGATCAATTTCCTATTTTGTCTTGCAACATCAGTATCGGAATATTTGCAATTCTTATCAATTAGTTCCGCACTCCGCTCTAATAAACGGATGGTGGTTTTTAGGTCGGTTTTGCATATCATTTGAATCTTTCCATTAATTGTTCCTTAGATTTTCCGACATCAGGGTTCACTTTAAATGCCCCACACATATGAGATTGTAAAAATGCATCTTCATTAGATAACATCCCGTCTCTTTTCCGATCAATCATAAGTTTTCTCTTTATGCAAATATTTTCCCATGCGCAATAACCGCACCCGGGGGATATCAAGTTCTTATTCATTATTTCTTTTTATAAAATCCTTGAAAGCGCACAATATCAGTATATTCAGGAGATCTCATAAGTCCGTCTCCCATACCACTTAAAGATTCCGCACCTGGTTCATCAAGCACAACCTTAGAGTCAATTTCCTTTGGCACCCGAAAACATATCTGAACGGGCATGTTTACTTTTGCATCTCCGGTAACCACATTCACAGAAGCACGTTGGGTTGCTGCTATAATTCTAAAACCAAGTGAACGTCCTTTTTGCAATAGAATTTTTAGGTTTTCTTCGAGAGATTTCATTTTACCGGTTACTTTCATCGCATATTTAGGTTCCGGCGGAAGAACTTCATCGCCCCACATACCTTTTACTTTCTTTGGCGCGTAATACCCGACCTGAACTTCTTCCCGTATATCCAATTCCGCACCTTGCTTGGATGCGGAAACGGCATCTGCAAACTCATCGAAAACAACAAGCACTTTTTTATTCTCACCTGTCTTTGCACGTGCTTGCATTCGATCTACAAGCTCTCTCATTTGTTCCTCTATATCCTCTATTTCGTTGAAAACATTTGCTTTCTCCTTGTAAGAACAAAACTCATATTTCGGGTCAAAGATGTAAATGTCTTCGATTCCTGCTTTGATTGCATATTCAACCGTAGATATTATAGACACGGATTTTCCGCTGCCTGTGGCACCACAAATAAGCATGTGCGGCGTAGCGTGATTATTCATATCCCACACTACCGTTCTACCGAAGTTGTCAACTCCAATAGGTATTTTAAGTCCGTCCAAATACTTGTCGTTCCAATAAAGTATTTCCGTTCTTTTCTTTGGCGTTTCGACATATAGATATGATTTACCCTCGTATACCATTAGGTTAGCACCTATGCGGACGGATGATACGTCTAATGCGTTAGCTATGTCAAGGTGATATTTCATCACGCTTGCAATCTTCACGCCTGCCGAAACTTCCAATAAATAGGTATTGGATGAGTACCCTTGTATCTCATGCGCGACCTTTACGATTATACCAAAGGTTCTTAATACATGCTCTATTTTCTCGCTGTTAGTCATATTGCTTGTTGATAAATCATAAGTTATAAATGATGCTGCGTTATTTCTAAATCCCGTTATTACTTTAGGACTTATAGATGCCAGAGAAGCGTCTCTAATCTTCTTCTGCCTTTTTGCAATCAGTTCTTTCTTATTTTCCGGTATTTCAAAATCGTCAACTTCCGCAATCATTGTTTTTGCCCAAAACTCATAAAGTTCGGCTTTCTCACAAAAATTATCGCTGTCATTGATGGTGTATACGTAGTCAGGATCAGAAACCGCTTCAATCATTCTCCGTAGGGGCTCGTATAGAAGAGCCTCATATAGTTTTCGGGTATCTTCGTTTATTATTATCCGGTGCCGTTTAAGCTGTGGGGAACCATCTTTGTTTTTGGCTTCCTTATTCTCTATAAACCATACCTCATCTACTGTTTTTCCTGTCTTGGATTCATATGCATTAACGTAAGTAATCGCCTGCTTACCGGCTGTAAATGCTATTTCGTCCTCATCAGTAAATTTAGCTTTTGATTTATGATCTATTATTACGGTTTTTCCGTCTTTCGTTTCTATTACAAGGTCTATGATGGCGTGACAGGGGAGGGGAATATCTACTCCGTTAATTGTTAGCCATTCATCACACCTCAACTCTACTCCAAGAATATCTTTAATGTCTGCAGTATATACTGAAAGTTCGCTATAGAAATTACCTATAAAGGTGGAAACTGATTTTGTAGCTTTTATCCTGCATTCCTCTATGGTAGGAGTTGTTTTCTGTAATTTCCAATCATTAGCGTGAACTTCATCAATATACAAAAAAGCAATTTGTTCTAATTGTGGAATAGGCGTTTGCCCTTCCGATAAGTTTTCAAAGAAAAATTGCAATGCTGCGTGATACGCATTTCCTGCAACTGAACTTGCCGATCTCCTCGATTTTTCTCTGTAGATTTCCCTCTTTTCAAATTCCTTTTCATTTCTTGCAAACGAAGTTACCTTGCTATAACTCCATGAATCAATGAGGTAATTTGAAAAAAGTTCTTCTAATTGAGAGTTATTGTATGATGAGTATTTGTTCATAACAGCCTAGGTTCTTCCGTTTTACCCGATTTCTTGTTTTCCTTCATCTGCTCTTTCTTCTTGTCTATTTCATCCTTGATACCCCTTACTGTCTTCATTAGTTCTTCTACTGTAGTATCTCCGTCTTTAAGGGATTGGATAATTCCAATTAAGAGAGAAAGTTCATCCGCATTTATCTGATTAGATGTCTGCTTACCGCATAATTTTATTACTTCTTCCTCCGATATTCCGTAATCATTTTTAAAAGAATTGATCACAGAAATTCTTTTTTTCAGAAGTTTGTCAGCGTCCGATAAATCTCCGGTGATAAATTTCTGTGCGGCGTGATAAACTCTGTCTGTTATAGCTTTAGGTATAACCGCAAACACCGCATTGCGATACGCTATTGAGTTGGCTGCATTCCCAGTGACAGTAATCATATCATCACTGTATCTTTTTCCAAGCTTATCAATGATGCTTCTTCTTACCTCAAATGCAGATGCAACATTCGTTTCCAAATCCCATGCAGTTCCCCGGCTGATAACCTGTTTATCTGTAATTTGAACTACCTTAGCCTCTGTTCTCATATTTCCCCAATTGGAAACAATAATTTTCGCCAAATGCACAGATGGTCCTGTTATGGGTTTTCCCCCTCTAGGAAGCGCATATCCGCAGCTTTGCGCTGTCTCTCCGTTCATAGTAGCCATTACTACAGAGTTATCGATACTTCTCCTTATATCTCTTGGATATTGTTTTGCGGTTGCCACTTGTGAATCTACATTTGCTCTTTCAACTGCATCTAATTGCACAATCTGTGATTCTTGTGCATTTACTTCTAATGTTTCATAATCTTCTAGTCCCATTTTCTTCTATATTTTAAAGTTAATAATTAGCAAAATCGACTTAATCCCTGTGATTTGCAAAGCGAATTTCTTTCTTCCTCTAGCTCTTCATCGGTATAACCGGATCTATATTTGCAGCCAATCTGTTTTAGAACTTTATTGCGTTTCTCTATTCTTATTTTTTCTTCTTCAGATAGTTTCTTTTCATTTGTTTTCATATATCTTGTTTTTATAAGTCACAAATAAAAATCCCCCGACAGTATTGCCGAGGGATACACTCATTCTATGTGTCTGATATATACTTTCAGATAGAGTCAGCGACTAACCGATGTCGCGCGGGTGTGGCAGGGAACTATCTTTCCCCTATCAGACTATGCTTGTGCGGATACCCGGGGTCGAACCGGGATGAGTTGTCGGGCTCTTCACATCTAAGGATTGACACTCCTATTGTAGAGTGATGCGTTTACCAGTTCCGCCATATCCGCGTGTGCGTGTCTTCCCACGCTGCCATCCACTTCATACATGTTCCTTATATGCAATCCTCTTGTGGCTGATTATTTCTTTATGCTATCATTCATTGCTTTGTAAGCTCCAAGCATCGCACAAATAACGCAACCAATAAATATGACTGCGAAGAATCCGAATATTATTATTTTTGCTTCCATGTCATTCCGGTTCGGGTAAGTTCTTAAACACTTTCTTCACTATGCATTTAGCAAACCAAATAGTATATATAATACCAAGTATGTTCACTACAATATTAGATTTCCCAGTTATGGGGTTTTCGTCGTTCAATGCTAAAAGGCATGGCATTGCTAAAATTATAAGCAGTGCCATATTTAATATGATCTTTTTCATATCCATATTTTTTTACGATAAACAGTTACTTCTTTTTCTTTTTCCAATTGTTCTTTTAGAGCGTCAACTTTTTCTATTGCTTCAATAAAGAAATCAAAACTTTCTATAAACATTCCGTCTTTATAGACATGGTATTTTAGATTTGACTTCTTTATTTCATATAAAACTCTTTCTCTTTTAGGTATTATTATTGGAATAATAATTAAAACTAATGCTGTAAAAGCAACACATACTGAAGCTATTAAAATCATCTCATTCATATCGTTTCAATTTTAATTCTCACTTTTGTAGGCTTATCATCTTCCCATTTTACGGAAGGAAATAAAGATTTATCTATCTGGTTGTATTCTCCATTAGCAGACCATATTTGTTTGTCCTTTTTAGGCCTTCCCTTTATATATAGAAATAGCCCATCGTTTTTATCTCTTGCTACATAAGCCGCGATATTAAGCTCCGCCATTTCTTTCGTATTCTCTACTACATCGTAGGAGAGGATATTTCCATCTACCCGGGCATTAGATGCTTTGCACCCTTCCGGTAAGGTTATTCTTGCTTCTTTCATATTATATAAATTTTTTCCTTTTAAATTCATACCCCTTTTTAAAACCTTTTACATGTGCGTTATAGCATATATCAATCATAACTTCGTTACACTTTTTAAAGTATTTACATTTATCACATCTTGAAAGTCCTGCTGATTGTAATGCGGCTTCTTTAATTGTTTTCATATTATATAAGTTTTAATTGGTTCAAATAAAAACCGCCCCATCTTCACAGACAGAGCGGTAAGGAATTACTAAATAACACAAGTAGAAAAGTGGGAATAATAGGAATCGAACCTATATTGACAAGCATTTGCAAGGCGTCCTGCCGTTAGACGATATTCCCGTGTGCCGGATTTGGCTCCGGCGGGCCTGTTACGCAACAGCTCTAAGTTGCTGCGGAACGATTGATAAAGTTTTGCCAGTTGAAGGCTTCTGATAATCTCTTTTATACCTACTTGTTTGCCGTCAAATCCATATACCCCCGTACGCAGAGCGTGATATAATTATGTGTTATTCACGCTCTGCGTACGCACTGTAATTATACATGCGCAGACCGTACTAAGGCGACGGGTTAGCCATTTTATCTGAAACAGAGAGTGGAGGTAGGCGGTAGCGATCCGCCGTCCGTACAAACGTTTAACATAACGTCAACGATTATCATTGCTCCCATGCGTCAATTCGATTCGACCGCTCACGCTCTTGCATGGGATGGTGCGCAAAAGATTTTAAAGTGTCTAATTTTAAACCATTGCCGCACACCATATTAAAATGTTTATTATATTTGCCTTGTCTAATTTTAAATTATTGTTATTATGGAAGAAATTAAAATTGGTAGCGTGGTATACCTTAACTCTTGTCCAGAATTTAAACTCACAGTTGTTGGATATGCCAATACAGGTCTTAACCTTGTAGGTTATGATTTTAGAAAAAACGAGTTTGTAAATTTGTTTAAAATTCCGCAGTCCGCACTAACCTTAGTAAATCCTTCTTAGTATTGATTTAAATATAGGTATCCCAAAAAAGAAGGTGGTGATTGTCGTAATTTCCACCTTTCCTATTTTTCCATCCATTACTTTTTCAGATCGGATGTCTTTTCTAATTATTGCTTTCATATGTGCATTCTTTTAATATCTGCCAATATTGGCATTGTGGAGAATTACGGTAACGATCCGTTCCTTTGGATTTTCAGTCCAACGCTTCTACCTAGTTAGCTTATTCTCCGTGTGCAGCCCATTTGATTGCAAAACTTCTACAAAAAGGTCTCATTGGGCCGCATTATTCCGACATGGCGTTAAGGCACTTTGTCGGGAATATATTACAAATTAATGTATGATCTAATTTAACCACGCTGCTGTCTTATGCTACGCTTGAACTCTCATTCAAACATCATCGCAATCGATTGCTTACACGCTTCGGGCTTATCTCGCCTTTATCTATTTGATATCAGCGCTACTTTTACGTCGTTAGATACGGGTTTACTGCTCGCTATTCCAGAGTTGACTAACTCGTCTCATTAGTTTAGCTCTTTGTCATCTTGCAGTGCCGGTTCAAAGATTACCCGGTGAGTAGGTGGATAGGCGATCAAGCCATTCCACCCTTAAGAAAAATACTAATACTCAGCGCTTCACAGCGGTTGTTATTTTAACAGGAATTCTGTTAGTTCATTTTTGGAGAAATACAGAGTTCCGCTTTTCTTGTGATATGGTAGTTGGCCTCTGCTGCATCTTTTTTGTACGGCCTGTACCGTTATTCCAAGTATTTCGGAAACTTGCTTAGTTGTAAGCACCTCATCATTTTTAGGCATTCGCTTTATTAAAGCATCTGCTAGCCTGTCTATCTCGTAGTTGCTAAGCATGATCCATCCATTTATGAATTTGAAGACGTCCTGTTTCGGTCCATACCGTTATTATATTGGTTTGCTCTCTTCCAAGAGAATCAATGTAATGATGTGTTCTTGTCTTTGTATACCCTTTGTTTTGGTATTTATAGCTTAAAAGCCATTGTCCGGACTGTAGATACTGAATTCCCATACTCCGTAATTTCTTATTTAATGATATTGCGGACATGCCTAATTCTTTAGCTATTTGATTTGTGGTATAGGTGCTATTTGATTGTAGCACAGTGTCAAAATATTCAGCCTTTGGAGCGGAAAGCTTTAGTTGCGCTTCTTGAATTTGATTTTGAAGTTCTAATCTTTGTTTTTCTGCGCGTTCGGTCTTCAATTGAGTAGCAAGCTTGATGATAGTGTCAGGATCCGAAATGATTTCTTCTATTTTAGCATCAGTCATATATGTACCATGCTTGCGAATAGATGGGAGGACTTCGTCAAAAATCCATGATTCAAACTTTTCTGCATTTGGAAGCTGGGATTTTGCAGCAAGACGATAAATGTTTCCTTCACTGATAAATTTAGCCGTTTGAGTTCTTCCCTTAGAATCTATGACGTCGTGATTCACGACCCCATCTGAATTACAGTGCCTTACAATTGCATCTCTAGGGTTAGAATAACCTAATGAAGTGGCAACATCAGTCCCTAAAAAGTAAATTCTTCCATTTATTTCGGATACTCTCACTTCTCCAAATTCTGAGTTACTGAAAAATTGAACTTCATTCATAGTTATCTCTTTTTTGATGATACTGGAATAACCGAAATTGTAATCTCGGAAGAGATATAATTAATAGAGCATTTAAATCTCCTGTCCCTGTATTCCGGATATCTCTTCGGAACACGGTACGCGAGTGTTGCCACGGATTCACATTTCTTTGCGTCAGAGCATTTTAATGTGGTCTTACTTCCAACTGGAAGTTTGGTTAGTGTTTCGCTTGTAATGTCACTCATTTGTTTCGTTCTTTTTCTTGTTAATGCTTGTATATCAGAATGGAAGTCACTACTTTTGTCCGTTGAAAATGATTTGGAGTTATTATCACGGGTAATTTCGTGACAGCCATTCTTATATTATTTTCGTTCTTTGTTTTGCAAATATAAGACGATTTAGTCTAATTGCAATAAAATATCTATTAAATATAAGACTTATATGTCTATTTAGAATTATTATAAATAATATATTATGGAAAATCTTGTAAGACAAAGGGTTATACAAGTTATTAAAGAAAATAAGTCTACGGTTAATTCATTGAGTAAAGGGAATAGTAGTCTTCAGAGGAAATTAAATAGGCAAATAAATGAAGGATCCGCGATTACCATTGAGACGATTTCGTCTATATTAGAAGCGTACCCTAATGTATCTACTGAATGGCTATTAACCGGTAAAGGAGAAATGCTAAAAGAAGGTTTTCCCATGAATGCTTCTGATTCATATGTTCCTTACAGTAAAGATGTTATTTCTATAGATGATGAGGTAAAAAGGCTTAGAGAGGAATTAAAAGAATCATATATAGAGATCGGAAGACTACAAGGGGAAAACCGATTACTCCGGGAGCAGGCAAATCTCGGGGAACGAAAAGTTAATGGAAAGAGTGCGTGATAATAGATATTTCAACTAGAAAAATAATAAGATAATATGGGTAAACATAAATACACTATAAATATTATACATAAATACTATCATTTATGCAATATCATTATATGTGTAATAATATCGTTTTTCATTTTTATTATTCCATTTGGGTATACTATCTACCAAAAAGAGTCTCCTGATTACATATCGGTTGTTTATGATTTCCTTAAAAATAAAGGATATAATGATATTGGGGATTATAATATATTTAGATCTAAATTACAAGATGAAAACAATAGAAGGCTTCTTTACGATGCTCTGAAAAAGAAAGAAAATAGCGATATTGGAAATTATAATACATTTAATGATAAATTAAAAAAATCTTCTATATATTATAATAGAAAATGGGTATACAATACATTAAAGTCTCAAACCGGATATGTGGATAACTATGATGATTTTAATAAAGCTATTGATAAAGATAAAAACACCAGAAAGAAAGTATACGACGTGTTGACGCATATTGGAATAGATATGGGCAGTTATGATGACTTTAATAATGCTGTTGGTCATGTACCTTTATCTATAAATAAATCGGGTAATGACGTGAATAAATCTGCATCCCCTGTAACATTTGAATTCTATTCCAAAAATCCATTAACAGTATATAATAATATTTATTATTATGGGCACATCGCATTGATAATAATCTCAATAATATTTATAATTAATATATCACATAATATTTTTTATAAAACGCGCAAAGCATTACTATTAACTTCAAATATATTATATATGATTTTATCTTTATGGATAATATATGCTATTAATAGTGTAATTGAAAAAATAAATAATTATACCTTTTTTATAAATTATTATTATGTCATTATTTTATCAATAATAATTGCTATTGCATTTATTCTATCATGGATAAAATCTACGGAAGAAATGCCTGTAAGAGTTAATGGGACAATTAATAATAGATAGTTATGAAATCATTTATTAAATATATTGTTATCATAGCTATATCCGGTGTTCTAGGATATTTAACCGGAAGATCATCCGTTGACAAAAAGGTGAAAGCTGAAGTTTATAGAGAAAAACGTACTGACGGTTTGTTGGATTCTATTAAATATGAAAAAGGTTTGGAGGAAATGTATAGAGATATGTCGGAGGATTTAATAAAGAAATCAACAAAAAAAGATCAAGACATATTGAACATTGCCATGCGTATGGATAAAATATCAAAAGAAACTGCTAGAAAAGAGCTTATTGATATTTCGGTGGATACGGAGAAATAGTCTTTTGAAGCGGGTAAACGAAAGGGATATGAGCAATAAGAAAAGACAGATATTAATATTGGGCCTCAAAATTTTGGGATGCATGCTGATCGTTACAGTATTGTTATCCTCCAATATCCTATATTCTCAATTAAATAAGGCTGGGAAAAATTTTATGACGGGACTGGGCGTGGTATCTGTTATAGCAATATTTAGGTATCTGTTTTTTATTCTTGTCGTATTGTTTTCCAAAGATAAAAAATAAAAGGTATATGAACGAAGAATTAGACTATATATACGTGGAGTATTCTTTGTATAAGTCTTTGCATGAAATAAAAAGCCATTCCTTTAAGATAGAAAAGTTCTTCCCCGGAATGGGAACTATAGAATGTGGTAGTATAGAATGTACCTCAAAAGGGTTTGACCTATCTTCGGATATACAAACTGCATCGGTTTTAAACAAGGAAGTTCGAGGGAAGATGAATTGCCAAGGTAAATTGAGTAGTAAATACAAAAAGAGTAAAGCTCAGTCATGTGACTGGCACATTGAATACGTGATAACCCCTCATTTTAAGGAAGTCCGCTGATGTCGATCTTTGCGAATGATAGGATTTTGCGCATAACGGTGTCTTCGCAATATCCATATTGCGCATCCATGTGATCTTTTAGACATTCCATAATCTCTAATGACTCTTTGGGTGCATTTGGGTGTTTCGATAAAATGAACCTTGAATATAAGTCTTGGGACATGCCGTGCAAATCTCTGTATTGGCAAGCTATTGGAACAATTTCCTGAAGTAGAGCTATGGCTTCTGTGGTAGTAAATGCTCCAACGCCATGAATGTAGAATTGGTCTTCCATCACTATAAAATTAATTGGTTTTTGCAAACATATTTATTCTATCTCGTATAGGAACGATAAAAGTTGATATTTATTTGAATACAAATTATAAAAAAATAAATTATTAATTGCATGTGTGTATCTTCAATGTGGTACAATTAGTTGTTTTATGGTATTAACATGCTGAGTATTATTATTATATTCGAATCCCAACCGAATCACGAAATAAAATCAAGCACTTACTGTTATGTAAGTGCTTTTTTTATGCATAAGAATCTTTATATTAATATGATTTAAACCCTTTTTTACTATCCCTTTTTTCTATACT